ATGTTGACTGAAGGTCTGGAAGGTTTTTATCATGTGGGAACGATTATGGAACACGGCTGGAAGGCAGATTTATCCCCTACTTTGAAAGACTACAAAAAAGTAATCAGTCAAAATAGATGGATAAGCGTCTTGTTTTCGCCATGCGGTCACTTATATGGTATCCGTATGTATAGACCCTGTTCACTCAGCGATCTTCATCGCATACATCCTTTTTCTATGGCTTGTCCTTGTAATATCGTCCCTACACGACAAACTGAATGTACTCCCTAGCACCGTAATGCTAACGATAACCACCCGAACCTTTTAGGGAATCGTCCCTGGGCAAGTTCTCGCCCACCCTCATCAGAAGAACAGGATTCCAATCAGGGGTGCTGTTTTTGTAGGCGTATACTCTGTACCCCCTGCACGACCAACAGCCAGCCACGCCGTAACACGTTCCCGCTAAATGTATGGCAGCACGGAATTACGGCTTATCAGTTTTTATTTACGTGGTATCAGGCAATTCCACGCGAACAAAAAACAAAAAAGGCATCTCGAGTTCCTAAATGACCTGTACATTCACAAGACTTCTAGGTTTAGAGATGCCCGGTATATATCTTTTAGACTACAAAATAATCAAATCTAGTATTTACTAGTTGAATTTTAGCCCAATCACAGATAAAATGGGTATATCAAATAAGCCTAGTCGAAAGGCATAATTGTTTAAGGATAGTGTTGGTGCACTACTTAAACCGAAGTCCTGCTTGGTTACAGGTTACGTCTAGTAAGTGTTGGTAGCAATTACTAGAACTGAGTCATTCCCGCTAAAGGTTGGTAGCCGATAGCATATGGGAGTGGCTTTTTTATTTTCTGTTCATATTCAATTGTTTTATCGATCTTCGTTTATGTAAAATATCAAATTATGTTTTGTTTTGTAGAATGATGCTTGTTGTGTACTACGTTACAACAAGCTTTATCCTTTGTAAACTGCGAGATTACGCACTTTTTTCAAAATATCCCTATTTCCCTATTTCCCTATTTCCACTTATAGATATAGGGATATTTCCCCTTTTCCCTATATCTATATTTCCCTATTTTCGTCATTTTTGCATCTACTAACATCTCTACGAAATTACATATTTATTTCTTAACTCCCTCTACTTCATACATCAAAAGAATCTTATGATATCAACGTTTTTATTATTAATTACTAACTCTATGATTCTATTGCATATACCGTACATCATTGTTATAATTTCTTTAAAGATATAGAAATATCCCTATTTCTATAGTTAGAAATATCCCTTTTTCCCTATTTCTATTTTTCCCTATTTCTATAAAGGGATATAGGGAAATTTTAAAAATAAATAACTGGAGTGTTAAAAATGGCTATTACAATTACGGTAGGTAATTACAAAGGTGGAGTCGGTAAGACCACGAATGCTGTATTGAACTCTTATGAATTCGCTAAAAAGGGCAAGCGTACATTACTTGTTGACCTTGATCCACAAAGTAACGCAACCAAGTCTTTAATGTTAACAAAATCAATCCTTAATCCTGATGAAATTGTTACTGTTGAAAAAACATTAATGAAAGGAATACAAGAGGGAAACCTAGACGGCTTAGAAGTGGAAATTATGGAGAACTTACATTTACTTCCTTCTTACGTTGATTTTCAGGACTTCGCAAAATTCCTTTATAAAAATTGTTCTTCGGAGGCTGAAGAAGATCATTACTTTAAAGGATTACTTGAAAAGATAAAGCATAAATACGACTACATATTTATCGACGTACCTCCTATGTCACTAGAAGTTACAAAAAATGCAGTTGTAGCTTCTGATTATGTTCTAATTGCTCTGCAAACACAAGAACGTTCTCTTACTGGTGCCGAGAATTATATTAATGAACTTATCAAGTTAAAAGAGCAATATGATCTTGATATTGAAGTAGTTGGCGTTCTTCCTGTCCTATTAAAAAACAACGGTAAAGTTGACGAATACATCATGGAAAATGCTCGTGAAATATTTGGAGAAGAAAACCTATTTAAAAACATCGTCCCTCAAATGGAACGTATTAAACGATTTGATGTGAATGGTATTACTGAAAAAGATAGACATGATATGAATGTAATTGAACTATACGAAACGATTAGTGATGAATTATTATCTCGTGTTGATATGTTTGAAAAAATGAAGGTTGGTGTGTAATATGGCAAGAACTCCTGGTTTATTAGGTCGAAAGAAAAGTAACTTTGAACCTACTGAGCCTTATGTACCGGAACAAGGACAAGCTACGACGGAAAATAAAGAGGTAGCAGCTACTGTTACTCCTTCTCAACCTAAGACAGAAGAAAAAACTACTACTCGAAAAGAGAAAAGAATCGAGAAAATTGAACCGAAAAAGAAATTTAAAAACCAGCAAGGTAGCATTAAAATTTCTAATCAATCAAAAGAAGAACTTGAAGTATTAATGAAACTTACAAACACAAAATTCAATTATGAAATTATCGACCTGCTTATAGATCGTTATGTAGAAAATGAGCTAACACCTGATCAGAAAAGGAAATTCAAGCTCTTAACCGAAATTTAAAAATATAGAAATATCCCTATTTCTAAATAGGGATATTTCTATATTTCCACTTTTTTTCGATATATCTGTACTTAATCAATCTTCTTTAACTTATTTGAAAACACAGGTAAAACAGCTAATAATAACATTATCGTTAGCGGAAGGCATTTTAAAATTCTATGTGTCGATTTTTCCTTTTACCTTTTGGATAAACCACCATATTAAAGCTACAAGTAGTAGAAGGAGCGGTATTCCCTGAATAAAGAGAAATCCTCCCCAAAAATCAAATACAGTACTATATGGAGAGTCTGTTGCCATCACACCTATAAATAAAGCCACTGGAATTGTGCATAAATTTGCCCCTAAATTAACCATTATGAATGTTAGATTTTTATCCTTAGTTTTTGGTGAATCAGAATTAAAGAATGAGAATACTGCAATGCCACTTATAAAATACAGTATTACATAAAGCTGATTAAGATATCCCATAATAATCCTCCATTATCCTAATTGTACCATCAGCAAGGACCAATTTGAACAAATAGGATATTTATGTAAGTCAGATATAGTGTCTCATTATCAGTAACAAGAAAAAAAGTGGCTTCCTATTCTCACAAGGAATCCACTCTTTCTTTTTCTACAACTCTATTTTTATACGTTCTTCTTCTTACCCTCACCTGAACTTCCACCACGGCTTTCCTTCCCTTTCGCAGCAACAACCTCATCCCGAAATCCCTACACACCATTAAGGTTCTATTTTTGGGTAAATATGGATTAATCCCCAAAAATACTATATACTAATAAATGGGAGGGGATGAAAATGCTAGACCAAATCACTTGGGGAACACCAGCTAGCTTATTATGTTTAGGATTCTTTTTTGCAGGGTTAGGAGTCTTCTTAAGAAGTATTACGTCATATACGAAGAATAAATAAAATTTTAAAAAGCACAAAGTCTTCGTTTAGGGAATACTTTAAAATCTTAGGTTGATCGGGCATGTAGCGGAGCCTATATACATATTAAAATAATTAAGCCCTACAGTATGTAGGGCCTTTTTCAAATTACTATATTCACCACTAGCTCATTTACACGATTATCGATATAGGAAATAGTATTAAGCATCCGGCAATACAAATTCCATTTGCTGACTCTGTGTTTTAAATCCAAGTTTTTCGTAGAATCGTATAGCCTTCTTGTTAAATTCTAAAACATTCAATTCTACGCTTGTTGCTTGTATTTCTTTAGCATACTCAAATGATTTTTGAACTAATATTTTTCCGATTCCTGCTCCTTGACATATTTCGCTTACACCAATATTGCGGATAAAGAGTACTTTTCGCTCAACTAACTTTGGATTTTCGGATAATTCTTTAATATCTAAGATTATGTAAGCAAGAATCTCTTTATTATTATTCTCTACTACAAATATCTCTATGGTTGTATCAATAAGCCATGCTTCGTATGCATTGTGATCCAAAGAAGCTGAAGTATCAGAATAAATATCTGGTCTTCCCTCTATATGTAACTGTTGAACTTGCTTGTTTATATTTGATATATCCCAAAAATCTTCTGAAGTAGCTATTCTTACAGTGAAAGGCAAAACTTCATTAGACATAAGTACATTCCTCCAAATGTTTTATTTAAAGTGGGTTTAACAAAGCACATCATTATCGGTAGCAAGGACAAAGAGGAACCCTACTATCACAAGGGAACCTCCTTGCTCTCACCAAAACTTCCACCACGGCTTTTTCTTCTCTTTCGCAGCAGCAACCTCATCCCGAAATTCCTGCATCATTCTCTTCGTTTCCTGCATCTCACGCAGTGTCTTCATAAGCGTCTCGTCTCGTGCTTCCAATCGTTTTTCCACTCGTTTATTATGCGATTCTACACTTGCTTTGATTTCCTCGTTACTTTGCTTGGCCTGCTCACTTAATCGCTTCTCCATCGCTAGCATGCTTTGATTCATTTCTTGCGCCATAACGCTGTACTGTTCCTGTAATTGCTCTTTAATGTGGAATGGCACTAGATCCGTTTCCTCAGCCTCTTCTTGAATCAGATCCGGATTAACTTTTTCTATTTGCTGCACAATCATCTTCGCTGCCTTCTCTAGCGTCATACCGTCATGCTTACTTAGCTCAATTAACTTCTCAATCACCATAATGTCACTGTCTGTGTATTGGCGTCTGCCGCGATTATCTTTCTTTACTGCGAATCCTTCGCGTGATAATACTTCCATGTACTTTCTAAGGGTGCTATCACTTATTCCTAGTCGTTTATATACTTCACTAGCAGAATAAACAATCTCGTCCGTCATAACGTCACAACACCTCCTAGTGACAGTATTCCATGATGGTTAAGAAATTCCTGCAAAGAAAAAAGCCAACTTATATAAGTTGGCTTTTACTGTTTATTTTATTTAAGTTTATCTTGAATTGGTCTTGAAGAAACAGGAATAGCTCTATATAAAAATACCGCAAGTTGTTCACGCGTTACAGATCCATTTGGATCAAAATTATTATCACCTACACCATTAGTTATACCGTTACTGTATAAAATTTGCACAGCCTCATTTGCCCAGTGACCTTGCATATCGTTAAATTGGTGATCAAACTTCTTATTTAACCAAAAAGCATTTTTAAATGAAGCTGCAACTTCCGCTCGAGTTAAAGTACGACTAGGGTAAAATTTCCCATCCGCCACATAAGCAAATACTCCATTATCGTATAATTCTTTAATCTCATTTTGGAACATTGAATTACCTATGTCATTAAAAGGATGCGTTTGGTTTAAAGGATCTTTCCAAATTTTAATAGTTCGATATATGGTTGCTGCTAATTGCTCACGTGTCACTTTATCTTTAGCGCCGAAATAACCATTACCATACCCTTGCATTATTTTATGGTCAGCCATATACTGAATCTCTTTATACGCCCAATGCGATTGAGGTACATCTATAAAAGTACTAGATTGGGCACTTGCAGCTTTTATGCCTAGATTTGTGTTATTATTTGGTGTCTCAGCAAAAGAATTATTTGCAAAAAAAGTTGTACCAAATACTGCTGCGCATACACCTGAAATAATTAATTTTTTCATTACTATTCTCTCCCCTTAATGTTAAACGTCAATAATATAATTCCAACAATCATTATATAACTATTTTGGGATTAGAAAAAGAAGGAATTTATAAAAATTAATCCCAATATTAATCCCTTAATTAATAGAATTATATAGCCTTTGCAATCTCAACAAGTAATCGCATAAACAATGGAATCATTTGAACAACTATATAACCAATCCCTGCCCTTGAAATCAAACTGAATCCCCGTTCCTGGCTACCGACCATAATGAACAGACCGCCACATAACGCTACAACGGACGCTATCGGATAGGACACCGCTTTAATCAAGAAGATAACCGGTTCAAACGCATTTACAATGCGATTGTATAATTGGTCATCTATATAATTTTTAATGGCTCCATCATTGGATTGCACATCTTTAAATACTTCATTCACATCTGGATTATTTCCATCAGCAAAAACATGAGGAATATCTATAAAATTATTGAATATAATTACACTGCCAATCATAATTCCTACTCGCGCCGCCACGGGTGCGTATTTTTTTGCTTTCTTTTTGAACAAGCTCCACTTTTTCTTTGCCCCATAGTTACCATCCATAAAATCTTTGATGCTCATTGTTTCAGTTGCCATATGGACCATCTCCCTATTTATTAATACAGATTGTTACAATCAGTATTAATTTGTTATAATATAGTTGAGGTGATATGATGCCAAAACTAACTTACGAACACGTAAAAAGTGTTTTTGAGGATAGAGGATATATTCTTTTAGAACAAATATACATAAATAACAGTACACCCATGAATTACCTATGTCCCAAACATTCCGATGTAGTGCAACAGATTCGATACAACAATTTAAAAACTGGATACGGTTGTAGATTCTGCGGCAAGGAAAGAACAGCGGAAAAATTAAGAGTCCCTCTTGAAAAAATACGGATGGTTTTCAAAAATAATGGATACAAACTATTAGATACAGAATATAAGGATTGCGAACAACCACTGAGATATCAATGCCCGAAACATCCTGGTAAGGAAGTCAAGATGAGTTACTCCAACGCCAAACGCGGACATGGGTGTCCTTACTGTGCGCATGAAAAGGGTAAAAGATATTTCAAAAAGGAATATAATGAAGTTAAACAAGCATTTGAAGAACAAGGATACATTCTTTTAGAGCAAACATATCAACATTGTCATCAACCTTTAAAATATCAATGTCCGAAACATCCTGATAAAGAACTAAAGCTGGCATACAGTATGTTGAAAGTGGGACAAAGATGCTTTTATTGTTCAGTAGAATCTCGAAGTGGAGTTAATCATTATAATTGGAATGGCCAATCAGAATTAACTCGTTACTTACGAGATAGGATTAGTTCTTGGAGGTATGAAGTGTTTGAAAAATACAATTACAAATGTTTTATTACTGGGAAATCTGGAAATTTACAGGCACATCATGTTAAACCGTTTCATGAAATTAGAGACGAAGTTCTGAAGGAACTGGGTTTAAAAAATTCAAAAAAAGAAAATTACACTCCTGAACAATTACAAATGATTTGCAAACTCTTCGAAAAAAGAAATGCTAACAACGAAGGTATAGCTATGGAAAAAAAGGTTCACAAGTTGTTCCACAGAATTTATGGAAATAAAACAAACATAACTCAACTTTATGAATTCAAAGCGCGTTATGAAATAGGCGAGTTTGACAAAGAGCTAAGTTGTTAAAAAATAGCTCTTTTTTTAATGGAAATCTGTAATAGTGAACACTGATACGTCTAGCCCTTTGCATAATGACAGCAACCTTTCCCTTCTATACTCCGTCTTCGTGTACCAAATAAACTTAGGTTTCTTCTCAAATACATTGCATTCCATCAGTTTACGATACTTTTGCATCTTGATACGGTTCGCACTCATCTTTTGCTCATGATCAACCTCTACAATGTGATAACGGCCGTTATCCATAAATAATGCATCTGCAATTATGGAAACTATACCTTTCACATTCATTTTCACTTCCTGTTTCCACGTTTTCGGGCATTCGTAAGCGATATAGATATCATTCCTCATAATGTAGTGGCGAAATTGATTAGAACGCTTGAGTACCTTCTTACTTCCGATACGCTCACGCCCCTCCTTGTTGAGATAATAAACCTTCTCTCCATCCCTAAAACTAGACACATATTCTTCAATACCCTTCATTACACGAGATGCATTCCTATCACCACCAAGATCATGAAGTACTTGTATTTGCTTTCTACTAAGAAAGCCGAGTTTCTTCAAGCTCAAGAGTATACTTTCCGTTCGCGCTTCCTTCATTGCTAACTTTTGCATTTTCATGCTCCTTTCTCGCTCTGATATTGATGTGTGGTTTTATGATGTTATCAATCTGCTTGTTATCGATATAGACAGTCTGTAAGACCTTCTTCTCATTTGTTTGGTATATAGCCCTTCCTTTTATGTTGGGAAGACTCTCTGCGCCGCCCTCGTCTAGCACAGCACGGCTCCCTGCTTCTGTCTGTAACCTAAAGCAAACACGGGCCCCAATGTTTTGTCGTAACTGCGATGGTAATGCTTCGTTAGTAGGGTATTGTGTCGCATATACCAAGCGGAATCCCGCTGCTCTGCCACGACGACCTATATCAACAACGATGTCCTTGCACTCCTGATATGGCGTCATGTCGGCTGCTTCATCTACAATGACAAAGTATCTAGTTGGATCCCCGGCTTCTTTTATATCTTCATATCCTTTTTCTAGTAAGTATTCGTTTCTAGCATTCAGTTTATCTTGCAATTCCCTTAGAGTCTCAAGGGCTTCCTCAGGATTCTTCGCAATTGATTCGACTTGATTTAGGAATCTGTATCGGTTGAAAGAGAGACCCCCCTTCAAATCGATAAGGAATAGCTTTATATTGTCGGATTGGTTTCGTACCAGAGCTGTAATAATGAGTTTTAATACATTCGATTTCCCCATGTCCGTCATACCGGCTGATATCATGTGCGATAACTGATCAAAGTCGTGTTTTACTAATCCATCCCTTGTATAACCAATAGGTACTTCCCATCCTTTACATTTCTTCATCATGTCATCTTCAAACTTAACAAAATCAGGAATCCCTTTCTCGTAAACTCTTATTCTTAGCAAACCGTCGTAAGACAGCTCAATTTCCTTTCTAACGAGTTTTTTCTTGTTTATGATGTTTTGTATTTGTTTCAAGATATCTTTTTGCAGTCGAAGAGATTTGAAGTCTTGTAGTTTGAAATCATAAACTTTGCTCTTGTGATTTAGCCCATCTTCTAAATGCTGTATCTTTTGTTCGATATCAGAGAAACTAAGGCCAAGCGGAATTCTATACGCATACTCTATTCCCCACTCATTTCTCGTCTTACGGAGTAACTGTATAGTCCTGGTTTCTTTACCTTCTTTCACTTTCAAACCGCAATTCGCACAAATCCTTTGAATCTTAGAAGCATCAGTCGTTGCTCCTTTTTGATGCATTTTTGCTATAAGAATGACACTACCAACTGCAGCTGAACTTACTAACTCAAATATCAATGTTCAAACACCACCCTTCTTTATGTATTCTGCAAGAATAGTCCCTGGAGATTAGAACATATAAAAACAGCTATGAATCATTGAAACTATTAGTCTTGCAATGTCTGAAGCATTATTCTGTGAGCAAATTCTATTTGGAATAGGTGAAACGAACTTTTAAAAGGCTACCCATTCGGAACAGAGAATCGTAATTTGTTTGGTATGGTAAATGGTATTTTGCACTGTTTGGTCTTTATGTCAGTTTTTTTCTCTTGTTTAAAAAAATGACGAAAAGGGCAAGCTATGGTTGAGGTGGTAATATTGTTCGGATTAGGTAAAAAACGTAGTAAGTTTGGTCGCTGGTTAGACAAGCAAGGAATTACACAAGGGGATTTAGAGAAGGCCGCCAAGTTAAGTAGAGGTACGATTTCGAAAGTATGTAACGATAAAGAATACGCACCTAAATTTTCGACTATATCCCAAATAACAAGGGGATTGAAAAAATTAGGAAAAAACATAAATGAAAATGATTTTTGGATGTAGCTTCGTTCGTTAGAATGAGGCTTCTTTTATTTTCCTTCACTTGAACTAAAAATTTTTTTAAAAATACATATAAATTGTATGGAATATTAAAAAGGAGGGATAAAATGAATCCTTATTATTGTTCTACAGGAATTTACAATTCAATTTCACCTAGAGATTTTATGAGTCATGGTGGTCATGGTAGTGGTTCTAGTGGTTTTTTACCACCACAGCAATTTTATACAGGAGGTTGGACTTCAGGTGGTGGTATGGTTGTATCGCCATATGGGGGCTGGACTTCAGGTGGTTTCTTACCATATGGAAGTTGGACTTCAAGTAGCGGATTTCCCTACGGAGGATGGGGTTCAGTTGGATATTATCCACCATATGGCGGATGGTCAATTAATGGCTAATAACTTAGTAATAATCAGCTCAATAAATTCGGGCTGATTATTTTTTTGAAAAAACCTCTTCATAAAAGAACATACATTCGTATATAATAAGAACTAACGTTCTGTTATTTAGGGGGAATAACGGTGTATGACTATTCAATATTGCCGAATCGAATTGTTTTATGTGTAGATCTTCGTAGCTTTTATGCTTCAGTCAGTTGCATCAAACTGGGATTAGATCCACTTCACACAAAGTTAGCTGTAGTTGGTGATGTGAATAGGAGTGGTTCGATTGTTTTGGCTGCAACTCCACCATTAAAAGCGTTAGGTGTCAAGAAAATGGCGAGGTTGTACGAAATACCTCGTCGTAAAGACATTCTTGTAGTAAATCCAATTATGAGCACTTACATAAAATGTTCTAATTTCATCACAAAACTAGCTCTGCAATATGTTCCTGTTGAGGATTTCCACCAATATTCCATCGATGAGTTTTTCATGGATATAACGGATAGTATTCATCTATTTGCTAACGATCCGTATGAATTCGCATTGAAATTCAAACGTGAAATCTATGCGAAGACACGAATCGAATGCACGATAGGAATTGGTCCTAATCCTTTAATGAGCAAAGTAGCGCTAGATGTTGAAGCGAAGAAAACGAAAGATTGCATAGCATACTGGAAGTACGAAGATGTACCCATAAAATTATGGCCAATACGACCACTTAGTAAGTTTTGGGGAATTTCAGGGAACACAGAAGCGAAGTTAAACCGGAAAGGAATACATTCAATTGGGGACTTGGCACAGTACCCAATTAAATACTTAAAACAAAGCTTTGGCGTTATTGGCGAAGAATTACACTTACATAGCAACGGCATTGATTTTAGCCGCATATCAGAAAAATACGTTCCAACAACAACTTCTATTGGTAAAAGTCAAATACTTATGCGTGATTACACCATAGAGGAATTCCCGATTATTCTACTGGAACATATCGAGGAAGTTTGTTATCGAATGCGAAGACAAAACAAACTAGCTCAAACTATTCATTTTTCTATTAGTTACAGTAAAAATTACGCTGGTGGTTTCAGGAAAACTCACACTATGAACCGACCAACCAATTTAACAATGGATATATATAAGATTTGTACATATTTTTTACACGAGTTTTATACTGGAGAACCCATTAGAACTATCAATGTTTCTTTAACTAACTTAATCAATGAAGGCGAAGAACAAATCTCACTATTCGATAATGTAATACAACGAGAAAAAGAAATGAAACTAACTAAAGTAATGGATGAAATACGCACTAAATTTGGTAAGAACAGCATATTACGAGGAATTTCGTATACAAATAGTGCAACAGCAAGATACAGAAACACATTGTTAGGGGGACATAAAGCATGAACAACGCTAATATGCCAAAAGGAAGAGGAATGGTGAAATGGACTCCGTTCGTTGCGATGCCGGAGCAATTCGCTGGTATCCGTAAGATTGTTAAAGAAAAGACGAAAGTAGAACGACCTATATTAACCCAGGATGAACAAGAACTTATTGAGAACATGTTGTTATGTTCGTTACTTTCTGAAGAAGAAATAATGATTACATATTACGAAGGTGGTTTTTTACTTACTAACTATATGACCGTCGTTGATATTGATCCTCTGAATAAATCTATAATTTGTACGGATGCATTTTACAATAATATTACGTTGAAGTTTATTGATATTATTGATGCGAAATAAGAAAATCTGCCCAACAGGACGGCTTTTCTTATTGTTCATTAAACTATTCTTTTGCGAGAAATAAAACCATACATATTTCCATTTTCCTGTTAAGTTCGCAAATTATTACTAAAAGAATATCGTAAATTACGACACATCCATTTACTTTATAATTTTAATATATTAATATAATGCAAGTAACAAGCACATAGGGAAGGAATGGAAAAGATGTTAAAAAAACTAAAAAAAATTATGGTCGTTGCTATCGCTGTTATTACGTTATCTACAGGGTTCGCAACAGTCGCACCAAAAGAAGCTTCAGCACATTGGGCTGACAATGCAATAACATGGGTTTTCGGAAAAGGCTATGCGCAAAGTGATTATAGATACAAAACCGCAATTCGACAAGATGTTTGGGTGATGCTTGCTCGTTATAATGGGTACTGGGTTAAAAGTCCTGAAGAAGCACGTCAGGTTATGATAAGAAGAGGTATTTCTGACGGAACTCGTCCATATGCAGAGATCACTCGTAATGAAATGGTAGGCATGCTCTATCAAGACCATTTTCGTAGACCTGCATGGGATCCTATAGCTGGATTCAATAATGCAAATGTATGGGGAGAATCTAACGGTATTTTTGATGGAACTCGTGGAAACGAGATAGCAACAAGAGGTGAAGTTTTCGTTATGCTGTACAATTACGCTAAGAAATATCATTATGATAAACTCCTTGTATAACAAAGCCATCAAACAAAGTGATATAGGTAAAAAAAGAATGATGCGTTTAAATTTGATTAAACGATAACAAAAGCCGTCCAACAGGACGGCTTTTGTTCATAAGACTATTCTTTTGCGAGAAATAAAATTATATATAATTCCATTTTCTTGTTAAATTCACAAATTATTACTAAAAGAATACCATGAATATCATTATATCTATTTACTTAAAAAATATTATGTATTAATATGGCAAATGTAATAAACACATAGGGGAGGAATGGAAAACATGTTAAAAAAACTTAAAAAGTTTATGATTGTTGCTGCTGCAGCTATTATGTTATCTGTAGGTTTTGCAACCACTGCACCTAATGAAGCTCATGCTGCTCATTGGGCTGATAAACAGATGAATTGGGCGATGAACAGAGGCTATATCACTGCTGACCTAAGAGATAATCTAGCTACTAGACAGGACGCATGGTTAATTCTAACGCGTGCAATAAAGGGACAAGGTGGATATGACTATAACTATGCACGCCAATTTTTAGGGAATCTTGATGTTACAGATGGTACAAGAGGCACTAACTGGGTTACTCGTGATGAAATGGCTGGAATGTTGTATCAATACAGACTAAAAAGTCCAGCATGGAATCCTGAAACTGGATTCTACAACTCAAATGATTGGGCTAAATCAGCTGGTATCTTTGATGGTACTCGCGGAAATGCTTTTGCCACAAGAGCTGAAGTTGTTAGTATGATATATAATGCATGGATAAATGGCAAACTAAAAAGAGTTTGATAATAATATTTTTATCAAAAAGAGAACTATTCTAAATGAGCTAATGAACTAATAAAAAGAGTATAAATAAAAAGGGCCGCCCAACAGGACGGCTCTTTTTTTTGTTCATAAAACTATTCTTTTGCGAGAAATAAAATCATATATAATTCCACTTTCTTGTTAAGTTCACAAATTATTACTAAAAGAATACCGCAAATTCAAATATAAGCATTTACTTTTAAAACCAAAAATTGTAACATTTTGTATGGACGAAACAACATAGGGAAAGGAATGGAAAAGATGTTAAAAAAACTTAAAAAATTTATGATCGTTGCTGCTGCAGCTGTTATGCTATCTGCAGGTTTCGCAACCGCTGCACCAAAGGAAGCTCATGCTGCTCATTGGGCAGATAAACAAATGAACTGGGCTTTCAGTCATGGATACATTAGTGCAGACTTACGAGATAATTATGCAACTCGACAAGATGCTTGGCTAATTATGGCTCGCTGGGCTCACCAAGGTCTTTTCTGGGGTGGCTATGAGGATGCCCGAAAATTCGTGGTGAACGACCATATCTCGGACGGGACACGTGGAACTAATTGGGTTACTCGCAATGAAATGGCCGCAATGATTTATAATCACACTTCTCCCGATCAAAGTGGTTGGACACCAAATGGTGGATTTGAGGAAGCAATCAAATGGGGACGCTTTTTTGGTATCTATGACGGTTCCCGCGGAAATGATCCTGCTACACGGGCTGAGGTAGTAACTATGTTATACAACGCACGTCGTTAATAAACAAATAGGCGCTACTCCTTAGGAGTAGCGCCTATTTCAATTCACATCACATACATATAAGCTTCATTTTCTGTTACATAGTATGTTTTACTTAACTGTATATACCCAGCCTTTACGGTCAAGGTAATCAGTAAATGCTTTTAATTGAACATCGCTAGTTGGATCAGTTACAGGATAAATGTACCCATCACTTTTAAGGTTTAAATTGCCTGTCATGTGAACTGAATTTAAAGCGCCAACTACATCAGCCAAATTTTCTCTGCCGATTCCTCCTACCTCTACAACATTCCGTTTTTGATTAGGCGGTGGAGTTGGTGCGGTTGGTTGGCTACCTCCAACAGTTTGTCCAGTCAATGCGTATACGATAGAATTCGCAATCTTATCTACATCCCATTTAGCCATATCGGACTCGTTATCGATGAATCCAAGTTCGATTAGGATTGCTGGTGCATTAGTTGTAGCTAATACATGTAATCTTTGTTCACCATAACGTCTTTCTTTAGCACCACGATTAGTCCAACCGATATCCTTTGAAAGTTGTGCTGATACTTTTGCAGCTAAAGCTTGTTGGTCAAAATAACAAACTTCAACTCCATTAGCACTTCCGTTATAGGCATTTAAATGGAGTGAAATTACAAGGTCCACACTATGAGAATTACAGTTGCGAACAATGTTATTGAGGTTTTGCGCCTGAGTTCTACCAACCTCGTCCGTATCATCATAAACTGTATGTCCTAAAGCTCTTAACTTAATTGCCACTGCATCCTTAACCTGGCGATCCATGATGTGTTCCTTACGACCTCCATAATTAGCACCTTGTACAATACTATTGTGACCACCATGTAAACTATATTTACCCATTACTGAACATCTCCTTTTTTCTCTTCTTGTTTTTGTTTACCACCTAAAACTTCAACTGCATTCGTTAATGCTGAAGGTAGTGGAATTCCCATACGTCCTGCATTTTCTAAAAGTGAAAGCAACTCATTTCCGATAAAGAAAAAGATTGTCGCTTCTCGAATGGCGCTATTGCTTCCAAGCGCTGTATCTAACTGGGTTGCCACTCCAACCAAAAGAAAAAGCACCACCTTTTTGGCGATGCCTTTAAAACCAACTTTACTTTTTAACTCTCCGTTATATCCTGCTGCGAATACTCCTGTGATATAGTCGATAGCTGCCATGATAACTAGAACCTTCAATGTTGTATCCCAACCTCCCAAAAAGTATCCGCAAAATCCGCCGAAGGCAGCTATAAATGTTTTCATTAATACATCAATACGATCCATCTTTTCACTCCTTTTTAAAAAAATAAAAAAGCGACATATTTGATTGTCCCTTTTGGTTTATTCTTATTCACTTGGTGCTACCTTTTGTGCAGCTAGTTGTTCTTCAAGTAGTTTAATTTTCGCTTCCATTTCTGCCTTTTCGCGTTCTAATTCTTCTTTTGTAGGTGCGAAATATATTTTCTTTACTTTCTCTTCTAGTTCTAGATCGATCGCCTGTAATTCTGCAACTCTTCCATTCCAGACAACCTTATAGTTTTGTATAGTGTCTGATATATAACGATCTACTTTGAAAAAATGCATATAATTTTGTCCTGGTATGATGCGTTGTCCATGTTCTAGTTGTGTTATATTTCCTGCTTCATCTGAATCACAGAAAATACATGTTTTATATCGCTCGTACAGTTCATATTTTTCTTTAAATTCCATTTCCATCACTTCTCCACCCATTTACTCAGAACCCTTGCGTATGCGGTATGATTCGGACTGTTCGATGCTAACATTAGAAGAATGTATCTCATGCCCCCTGTTGGCACCCCTAAATCAATAGTCGCATTTACATAGTACTCATCTGAGAGTTTTTTACTATGCATCGTGTACCACAAATCGCTTCCATCACTATTTATAATCTTTACTTGTGCGTTTGTTCCAGGATCTACTGCCAAGCTCATAGCGAATATTAGGTACCTTCCAGTATGCCTGAATGTGTAAAAATTACATCTCGTCCACACTGTGCTACGTGTTGCATACCAAGTGGCATTCACTTCCATACCTGGACCCATAAATGGCGGTTCGTGTGTACTAACAGCCATATCAAAGTTCGCCACACCATCTATTATTAAAGAGTATCCATCAGATCGTTGAACCTGTAGTGCGCCTCTTTTAATATTGACACCACGTTTATCAATTACAACATTATCACCTTCGATTTTGATGATATTCGCATCGATTCCTTTTGCTGTTAACCACTGTACAATTGTATCTGCATTGATTTTCAACTTTGCGACATCGATTTGTATTAACTCAGCTGATTGATTGATTTGTGAGATGATTTCACCTTTTTTTACTGTACTAAGGATATTCTTTTCAGTAATCTGAACGCGACCTTCCATGTCTTTCACATAAGCATTTGTAGCAAATTTATCATTCGCTTGATTTTGTGTATAGACTTCTGTCTTTTTTGCTGCTAAATCGATACCTTGTTCATTGATAGTAAAACGATTATCAATTTGAGTCGCTTTCTGATTGAATTGTTGTTTAGCTACCTTATCAGCAATATCTTCAATCATTTTATCAACATTAGTTTGATCTTTCGGATGTAGCCAAAACTCTGTCGCTACTTTACCACGCTGTAGCATCGGAAGGGCAGCTCGTACACGTCCATTTCTTTGAACATAATAACGCCATCTAACCCACTCTTCGTTAGCTGCAACCTTTGAAACCATCGTCATTCTTGCCCAATCACCTTGTTTAGCCCATTGGATTTCTACGCGCTGCGTTCTCATTCTAGTTCCTTTTGTAGCATTCCAGAACTCAATTTCCATCCACGCTTTTTGATCTAGTGAAGCTATATTGTCAGTAGCAAACCAACCTGTCGAAATAAGATCCTCACCAGTTGTAACTGTTATAAATTCAGAAGCGGTGCCAGACCAGTGATCACTAGTCTTTCCAGAATAATCACTCCAAAAAGTTGCATAACCTTTATATTTTGAGCTTAGCTGAACAGCAGTACCTTGATTAATTGACCAGTACTTGTTACCTAATTCAAGACCTGCGTTTCTGATCTCGTTGATAGACCCAATACCGCCAACATACTCCTCAACATCTTTCTTTTTCATTGTTAGACTCAGTGCTTCAGAATGTTGTTCTAATTTTGTAGTAGCTTGAGTTAATGTTTTCCCTTGTTGTACTTGGGTCTCTTGTAATTTCGAAACACTTTGAGTGATTCCGTTCGCTGTCTTCTCTACTCCCGTAACACGTTTATCAAATCCGCTTTGATTATTTTCAACTTTTGTTACTGTTTCTTTGATTCCATTCACACTTTTTTCAATCTCGGTAGTTTTATTAGTTAGGATATTTGCTTGCGTTTCTACACTTGTTAACTTCTCGCTAATTTTCCCAGCTTGCTCTTTAATTTCAGTTGTTGTTTTCTTCAGATCATTTGCAGTTTGCTGCACATCAGATATTGTCTTTTTTGTGCCTTCCACATTCGATTCAACTGTATTTAATTTACTGTTGATATCACTATCTTTTTTAGTTAACGATTCAATAGATAATTTAAATCCGTTAGAATCCTGCTCAAACTTCGTTATCTTCTTATCAATCTCACCCTGTTTATTTTGCACATCAGAAATCTTACGACTAACACCTTGTAAGCTTTCCTTCACTTCATTGACTTGTCCCGTGGCTTGATTTTGCGCTTCCTGCACCTTTTGGTTTAGCTCTTGTTTTGTGGATTCAATATTTTTATCGACTTGCTCAAGTGTTTCTTTCTTAACGGATTCCACATCAGGAACAACAGGATCCCATTTACCATCCTTCCACAATTTCAGAATACCAGGCTTACCTTTGCTAATATCTTGCCACAACGTTTTTCTATCCTTTAAGTTTTCTGTTGGTGGATTTAAACCTTCGATAATATCAACGGTATTGTTCTTCAAGTTTTCAGCCACTTGTTCAGCAATTTTCTTTGCTGCTTCCGATTCTTTTCGAATGACTTCTGTTTCTTTTACGTTTTCTTGAAGTTTCTTATCTAACAAATCTAGTAATTCTTTAGATGCTTTATTTGATAAGCTACCCATGATTTGTGCGTATAACCTATCGATCAGGCTTCGTGTATCTTTAATTTCACGATAATTACCAAAGATATATTTATCCTTCGATGGATCAGTGTCACATTCATCAGCTGCTATTAATCTAGCTTCTAAGAAAAGTGGTGGACTAAATTCTGTATCTTTTATTCGTACCGTATCTCCTTTACGAACCGCTTCATGAGATAAACCAAACACTTTTTCAAGTGCTACAGCATCCACTTCATATAGAGTAGAACTATCAATTCGTTTCTTTAATTCTGCTTCGGTTAATTGTTTGAGTCGTTGCTTCGTCATATCTTGATCTTCTGTTTGCGGTGAATAAATATCAAATAAATGCTTACCATCTTTCGACCAGCGTTGTAACGCATCGTTGTTACTTACGTACAACTTTCCACCGTTGATATCTTCAAAAGTCAGAAACTCTTCTTTCCCAGTATCAGGATTTTCTTTAGATGGCCCAACACCTACAAGAGCAGTTACTATATTTTGACTGTTCTCAATACGACGAATGCCTTGTATATCTTTTCCTAGCACGAATTCTTTCCCATTGTCACGACCAACTTTTTTTATTAAATCTACATACCGACCGACAATAAAAGAACCCCGTATTTCTATTCTGAAACGAATCTCAAGTCCAAAAGTAGATGCGATTTGTTTTAAGAAATCAAGCGGATTTGTGAAATCCTTAATAGGAATGGTACGTACACCACTGTACTCCGTAATCCCACGTTTCCATTCTGTACCTTGTAAAGCAAAGTCCATAGATTCGTTGACTGTAGTAGCTTGTAACGTTTGTGGTTTAATTACCGCTGCTTTCTTTAGCTTTGTATGTTCCCCGAGTGCGTGAATTTTTTTAAAACGATCTGCTGTATCTTGCTCTGCTTTTGTAATAACATACGAAACAAAAGTGCCATCTCTGGTTTGTTTTACTATAATATTTTGCTGTACAAGAGACGCCGATATTTTTGTTCCGTCCATTGTATTGAACTCTAATTGGTCTATATTATTTTTGAGCTCCCACTGGCGGATATCGTTCCAATAGTTTTTTTCTTGTATAACACCAATGATTTGCTCTGTTTTAAAGTCCACAATGTGTAGTAGATTATTTGTTTTATTCATCGATAACGCTCCCTATACGTGACCTCTACTTGACCTATGTTATTTGGAAAAACAGTTAAATCGTTTTTCCCTTTTTCAATACGTATATAGTCACTCAGAAAGTCTTTTATATTAATTGCATCCGCGCCGTTAATACGAATACTGGCATCCGATGAATCAATTTCTACAACGTCTCCTTTTTGAACAATGTAGGGGATTTGACGTTCTGTATTGCTATTTACTCTTTGCACTTTAATATCGTGCACAGCTGCAGTCAGCGGAAACGCATCGTTAAATGCACATATATGCACAATAATCTGCGCAACCTTTTTCATAAAGCTATTGCCCGTATCGTACCATTGGGCAAATTTTTCCGTATGATAATTTCCTTTTTCATCGATTAAAGCAATATCACCTTGCCAATAGTTCCCTACCCGCGCAATGTGTAGACGACCATAAAAATCATTCCATGTTGTACGATAATAACCCGTTTCCGCTATAATCCTATGATTGTAGTCACCGTTTCCTACTATGACTTCACCGAAATTTTCGCTAGAATTTCTATACGCATCAAACATACCTACTTTTCCGACTACAACGCTACTTTCGTCTAATAAATAAAGTTCTACACGTCCCATAGTTGCAGGATTTAAGTTCCGACATTCGACTATTGCATCAAGCGTGAAATCTTGTAATGGACCTCCAGTGATACTTTTTTTCCCTGCGGGTCCGTGCCAATATTGACCTTGACCGTAATCTGATGGCATAAAACGTGCGCCGTCTGCGATCATTTTCCCTGCTACGATTCCGTAGTCTGAAACAAAGTCTTTTCCTACTTCCGTCCAGCCCACTAAAGAATTCGCTTTATCATGCATAACCAATTCATACCGGCTTATTGGTGTTTCATCTACCTTAACTGGATATCCAATACGGAAATGCTGATTTCCATTTTCATTTACAATATCGATAAATGTAGAAGGGTTCTCTACTTGTATCTTAAATTTGGGATCAGCAAACTTTGATCCTACATTAGTCACTACGGCTTTAAGTAAATTATTACTTTCTATTTTCGCTTTTACAGATTGTTGTGCACCTAATTTAAATGCTGACGTACAAATAAAAGTTATCTTGCATTGGTAAAGTCTATCTGTTTCCAATAGTTCCTCCACAGACTCTTTCATACCGTAATACGTCATTTCGGGCTCATCTGCAAATACAATCGGTACCTCTTCTTCTGTATCTAATATAGAATTCAATTCGTTTAGGCGTTTTCTTAAATCAAAAGAAGAGGCCCCTTTAAGTGTAACTTCTACTTCAAGGGGCACTTCTGGGTTTCTCTTTTTCACATAGCGGGATCCAGGCCGATTCTGGGTAGTAATCCTGCTTATTTCATCACTCATCACACCGCGACCTTTTGGTATTCCTACCAAAAGATAACCGTCATTATCTTTATTTGTAAACTGATTTTCTAAATCGATACCATTAAAAATAAGCAGTTTACTCCCTCCTTCCTAGAACGCTTGTTTACGTTCTTTAACAGCCTCTTGCTGACTTGTAATATCATCAACAAATCTTGAGAATTCTTGTTTGCCAAGTTGTACATTAATATAAGCCGGTTGTTTATTTATTGTTTGTATATCGGATTCACTTGTATTGCTTCCATTTTGATTTTTACTTACAGCATCTTGTCCAAAATTAGAAATTGCGGATATTCTTGAGGCATTTGCAGGTGTTTTGTACCCAGCAGAAACCATTGGAATTGTTGTCCCTGATACAGCCCCCATAGAAACATCACCAAGTGATATTCCTTCTGATAACGAATCAAACGCATCCTTCACTGTTACTGCCATATTTTTTGCGGCTCTTAAAACCGGATTCTCCATTTGGTTAATCCCCCATATTAAACCTTCACCGACGTAATTACCTGTATCTCGCATTTCCCTAGAAGGGGACTTAACTTGTAATACTCTATTTACAGTACTAACAATGCTACTTCCTAAACTCTTCGCAGCATCTATTGCATCGCCAATCATCGAACCAATTCCACCTATTAATCCTTGAACAATATTTACCCCAGTTTCAAAGAGATCAACATCTCCTAAAGACTCTAATAATTGGCTTCCAATTTCTACACCTGAGCTGAATACTTCGCCAATTAAACTCAAAATACCGTCAATTAGAGCACCTATTAATTCAACGCCAGCTGCTAACAATTGTGGTAAATGTTCTATAATTGCTTTTAACAATTCCGCCATTAACCTTATTGCAGCAGCAACCAATTGAGGAAGCACTTTAATTATCCCGTCTATTAATTTAGTTAATATTTGCACACCTGCATCAATAATTTGTGGTAGATTTTGAATAACAACCTCAGTAAACTTCGTAATTATTTTAATAACTGCATCTACAATCTGAGGGAGCATTTGAATAATCCCGTCTACCAGTTTTATTAAAATTTGCATTCCTGATTCAATAATTTGCGGTAGATTTTGAATAACAACCTCAGTGAATTTCGTAATGATCTGCATCACAGCATCAATTAATTGAGGTAGAACTTGAATAATCCCCTCAATTAATGAATTAAGGACTTTAATCCCTGCATCTATAATTAACGGCAAATTTTGAACAATGGTATTTAATAATGCTGTCAGGATCTGAATAGCTGCTTCAATTAATTGAGGTAGCATTTGAATGATTCCATTAACTAAAGATAGTAAAATTTGAATCCCTGCATCTATTAACATAGGAATCATAGGAATTATTGTTTGAATGAACATTGTAATAACTTGTATTGCTGTCTGCACAATCATAGGTAACATTTGTGTAATACCTTGAACAAGCGCGTTTATAATTTGAACTGCCGCTTCTATAATGACAGGTAAAGCCGTTACAATAGCCGTTACGAGTGTTTGTATCAAAGAGATACCAATTGTTATAATCTGCGGTAACAGCGTTGTGATCCCTGTTGTAAACGTTGTTACAATTAGTAAAACAGACTCTATAATTTGTGGCAGTGCTTGTGTGATACCTTGTACTATTCCAGTGATTATTTTAATTCCTTGTTCTAGAAAAACAGGTAATTGAGTCGTTACGAAATTCGTTAATCCAGAAACCAAGTTGTTTAGGATTTCACCGAACTTAGTAACCATTTGAGCGCCACCAACACCAGCTGCTTCTGTCATTCTTGCAAACATAGTGCCAATTCCAATGACTAGCCCAGGTACACCGCCAATAATTACGGCAAGTAATGAAGGAAAAATTGTTTTGAACAATTCAGTCAGTCCAGAAAAATCACCATGGAAAGCCTGTACAATAGCTTCTTTCATTATTCTAAATGCTTCTTCAATTTTACCTAAAAATTTATTGATTCCTTGTATAACCTCATCGTTCATTCCGATAGAACTAAGCATTTTTTCGCCATTTATTTGACTTCCGAATACCAACTGGAATAAGCCTTTGATCGCTGTTACAGTATTATCAACGGCTTTTCTAAACGGCTCTATGTTTTTATATGCATACGTAAACCCTACTGCCAATCCAGCAATTGCAGCAGCTACAGCCCAAGCTACAGGGCTGACGACCATTAACCCTAAAGCCAATGGTTTCACCATTTGCCAAACTAAGAATAAGGCTGCTCTATATCCTTTTAGAAGTCCAATACCGACTGCTAAGGGAGCAAGGATCAATGTTAATGCTGGAACTAACATCATAGTTCCCTGAATGAATTTAGCTAGAACCGGGTGTGCTTCATTAAATTTAATTATCAATTCTGCTATCGCGGTTACGAATTTATAAATAGGTATCATAACCGCTGCGAAAGCTTCTTTCATCGGATTAAAGGCTTTAGATAGCTTTTCTAACATTTTTGTATATGCTTCAGCATATTTTGGATTCATTTCCATGTTAGCCTTGTGTAATGCGCCATACAATAAGACAGAAGAAATCGCAGCAGCGAGCGCAACCATTTGCATTCGCATTAATCCCGTATTTATTACTCGTATTTGATCGTTTAATTCTTTCATTGACGCATTCGGACCAACAAATTCTAATGCTAATTGTGCCGCACTACCCCTATTCGCCATTCTTTCGATAGCCTCTCCTACAGCTAACGCCCCATGTGACAAGCTGTATAATGGATTTCCCATTGTTCTTAGATTGTCTCTGAGCCTAGTTGCTGTAGGAGTCATATTGTTCATGGTTGCAATTGTTTCTAAAATAGCAGCTTTCGCTTCAACATTATTGTTTATTAATGCATCATTGGCAGCTTTTTGCGCTTTACCAATCTCATTAACTTGTGCAATTAAATCTTGAGCTGAACCAGTATAAGTATCCATGCTCATAGCAGTTTGCAAATATTGAAGTTCTGCTCGCTTTAATTGTTCTATATGTGGTTTCATAGCTTCTCTTTGTTGTCTGTTTATTTCACGTATTTCCCTACTTAATTCACTATTAGCATCACCCATATTTTCAATATTTCTTCGATACTCACGAGATGTACTGTTTGTTGTTCTAACAAAATCATTTAACTGATTTTGCATAGCAGCCATTTCTCTTCGTATCTGATCTGTTTCAGCTCTAAATTGAACTACTAATTCTTCTTGTGTCGCCAAAATCTCACCTACCTTTCAATCAACCAAAGTTAAGATTTTGTAAGAATTGCATGTTTTCTTCTGCTTTCTTCGCAAGATCCTCTATAGATTTTTTCTTTTGTTCATCAGTAACCATTTTCGTTCTGTCGAATAAATCCTTAGGTTTCATCGTTTTCTTCGGATTGCTGTGATAAACAGACCGCATCATGAGAGCGAATATGCTGTAAGTTTGCAATTCATCTAGATATTGTTCATTTCTCCCCGTCATCATGTTTTGAAACTCACGAGGAGAAAGGTTCATTACTTCACTTGGTAATAAACCTAAGTATCTAAATCCATCTTGCTGTACCTTGTCTAGTTCTTCTCTAGTAAAGTCGGTTGTTCTTCGTCCGTCCCGTACATCTCGTCCGCCATCTCTTTCAGTTCCGGATTCTTCGCTACCAATTGTTTCTTCATTCGTGTTTTTAGTTTCTTCGTTGTCGCTTTGTAGAAAAAATTATCTGCTACTACTTCGTTAAGAACTTCATCAATGAACTCTTGTGAGATTTTCTCTGCTTCGAATTGTTTTTCAATTTCAGTAACAACTTGCTCTCTAGTGATTCCTTCACCTGTATGCATTAATCCAAAGTAAATAGCGTCTTCAAACATATCTAAATCACCTTGTAAACAAGCTCCAATAACTTCTTGTGCGCCACCTTTATATTTCTTGTTTAGCTCAGCAATTGTTTTGTAAGTAAGTTTTAATTCGTGTTCTTTCCCTTTAATTTCAAAACGCATATATATCAATCTCCTTTTGATTGGATGTTATTTTCAAATTTAAAAAGAAGCGGTAAAAACCGCTCTTTATTCTCCTGCACCTTTAGGAATCTCAGTTAATGTTTCTGTACGTGTTGTACCAGAAAGCTTTGTCTCTACTGAATAAGAAACAAATTCTCCAGTAGATGATGATCTTTCAAAAGAAGTCAGCATATATGTTCCAATTTCAGCTTCTTTTGTACGCTTATTAATTTCATAAATCTCGATGTACTCTTTGTTTCGAATAGTAGCTTTTGCAGCCGGGTAGAACACGTCTCCCTCTGATAACGTACAACCAAATGAACGAGTCTCAGATACTTTACCATAGTCATTAATCGTTCTATCTTTCGACTCTGCTTCAATCTCATCTGCTTCAATACTATGGGATTCTTCGTTTTGATCAAACGGACGAACTAATTTTTTTGCTGTTGGATTTGCTGGATCCTTTATCATCGCAGCGATAATATATTCGTCACCACGATACATTTTATTTTTCACAGTAGGTGTTGTTTCAGTTGTGCCAGCCATACATTCACACTCCTTAATTCAAGTAAGTTTGTTGGTATTCAAAAATCATTGTTAATTGAGCTGAACCAACCTCAACTGGGGCGGTAGTAACTCTTCTAAAATAGACGGTATCAGTCGATTCACTTCCATCCTCATTACGAAGCCTCAATGTGTAACCGCTGCGTCTAATTAAGTTTGCAATCTCATCAGATAGACTCATAGCTTCCTCTGTCGTTGCATTAAAAAACCTCACTGTCATTGTGTACAGTAAGGTGAATGTATCCTTTGTATTTTTCAAATCATTCGTTAATAAGTGCGGGAAGTACACTGAAGGCACTCTTATTTCTTCTGGTACCTGCTCATGATAAGCAAATGTACCTTGAGGCAGATTATCAAAGATGAAGGCTTTCATAGAACCATGTATTTGTGCATACATAACCTAACCTCCATGTAACCATTGCCTAAATTTACGGTCAAATGCAGTTTGGAACATACGCTCATAGATAGCGATAGCATTATCCCAGTAAGGACGACCTTCTATAAATTTAGCAGTTAACATCATCCCAGTCGGTGCATGTGGATCATATTCGAAATTATGACCTTCCCATCTTCCAGGGACAAATCGTCTAACTTGTTGGTGGCCGTCATTTACAACCTTAGCATAAGAAACCGAAGTACCCACATCAAGTGTCAATCCACCATTAGAAGAGCGCCATACGTTTTCTCCATCTCCTTTTGTAAATGAATTCAAAAGAAGCCTAGTGTCTACAACTGCTAGTGAAATGATTTGATTTTGAACCTCTTCTAAAAACTGAAATCCACTAGCTTCAAGCCATAAAGCAACGTTCTGATCTAACCCGTTCGCCATACGATTCAACTTAGCACTGAATTCTCGGAATCCTCTAGTCGTTATTTGGCTAACCATGGCTCACTCTTCCTTTCTGCAGTGGCCTTTATATGCGAAACCTCGCTAGTAAGTGGATGCACTACCGGAAAAGGATTGCGTATATAGTAAACGACATCAGTATTCTTCTTGATTACCTTGTCATTATGTTTTATATCTGTACCAGGCATAAATAGCACTCGTGTGTGCTGTTCATTTAGTTGATTTGGTGCAGATTGTATTGCAGTAGGTCTAGCACTTACTACATTCTCTGCAAAGTAACAAATTTGTTCTGCTATATCAGGATTTTCATTGTAATAATATACAGTTTCTCCTGGCTGACCAAACTTACCTGGCTGTTCTTTCTTCTGCAAATGGTAAACATCACATGCGTGAACCATCATTCCTTTTAGAGACATTAAATAGACCTCATTTTAAATATGACTTTCTTTTTACTTGTGTTAGGTATAAATCCCTTTAATAAATTAAGCACATCCGGTTTGGTGATACTTGAACTATCCTTCGTATACGAATAATCCCCTCCACCAACACTTTCAGACTTAATGCCCTCCATAGCTTTCGTATCAGCATTTTTATAAGCGTAATGCTGTGCCAACTTCTTACAAGCTAGTTTTACCTCTTTAGGAATTACCGGGAATCTCGTTATATCAGCGAAATTAGCTATGTTAGGAATATTATTAATCTCTGTTTCCGCCTCAAGTATATCCTGCTCCAATAGAGGAACAGGACGCTTTTTCACTTCAGGCAGCACAGTATAATCTATTAATTCTTGAGCAGTAATAAGCGACATACCTATCACTCCTCTCCTTTAGATTTACTACCTTCTTTTCGGACTGCAAATTGTTCGTTACCACTTAGATAATCGTACGTTTTCTTTGTAACCTTCTCTTCTTGCCCCAATAAAAATAGACGTTCATGGACATCATATGTTTTCCCGACTATTAATTTAGCATAGTAATTCAAAAGTCATCACTCCTTAACTTTGATAACTTTTGCCACTGCATCTTCCTCTTCGAACTTCACATCAACTTTCGCAGTTAAAACAATAATGAATTTACGAGCGCGAATATCCTTATCCACTTCAATTCGAATATTACGGCTCATACCTGTCACAATATTTTTAGGAAGAGTTAATAAAATATCAGATACAGTATTGGCTCCATCATTATATGGCTGTAACATAGCAATCCCCTCTACTGGAATACCATAAGCAGAAGCTAAACCACCTTGAAGTGAAACATCCCCTAAGTTAGTTTGTCGCATTGCTACTTGATCTTTCCATTCAATTTCTAAACCATGTGATGTATAAAACTTCCAATCTTTAGGGTTACGCAGGTATTTAGCAGGAACAGCTTTATAAGCTTTCTTAAATACATCTTTAGTAAATGCATCTGCAGCACCATCTACAACATGCGAAGTTGCTTGTTTACGCAGACCATCTAATAAAGCTAAATAAGGATCTGTAGATGCTATATCACCATTCAAAATTAATTCTTCAATATCTAATGCAGCACGATCTGCAATCATCTGCATGATTGTGTTTTGAAGATTCCCACCCTCAATATTGTTTTCCAATGTATCATAAGTAATATGCACTTCAGCAATTACTTCTTTGGCATTTAACGTAATTGTACTAGTTGATGGAGCAGAGCGATCAGAGTCTTTTAAAGGTACACCTTCAACGCCAGGACGAAGAATACGGGAACCAAAGCCAATCTTTTCAATTTTAAGTGTGTCTGAAGCCATTTGAATAAAGCGCGAATCCTTTAAAATAGTAGGGGAGTTTTGCACCATACGTAAAAATGTATCAGCTTGTTCAGGATTCATTAAACCACCACTAGCCAATGTGGCAAGAGTAACGTCTGCTTTTTCAATAATTGTTTTGTTATTAAGTGTCATATACCTTTTCCTCCTTCAGGCTTACAGTAAGCCATTCCATACAGATTTTTTGACTTCAGTTTTTTCAACAACATCAGTATCTTGTTGATTGCTAACGCCTTGAGATTTTTTCAACGTTTCAATCTCTTCACGTAGGGAAGCAGTAGCAGCTTCAACAGCTTTTTCTACTCTAATATCTTCTTCTGTTTTTTCCTCGTCGAGATTAAGATGTTTTTTAACAGAAGCTAATTCCTCTTTAATTGGATTTACTGCTTTCTCTACTGCGGATGCTAATGTCTTTTCTAACTGTTCTTGATTAAACTCCATATTATCTTCCTCACTTCCTGCATTTTCTGTTGACGGTGCGACGCGTGTTCTTAGATTTGTTAAAGAATCAATAGCTGCATCAATATCAGCCATGTTCACATTACTGATTTTCATACCAGCTTTTTCTACTGCGGAAAGGAATGTTGCTTCATCATCAGCATCTTTCACAACTTCAATCTGTTTTTGCCCACTAAAAAAGCCCTTCACCAATTGGAAGAAGGACTTCATTTGTTTCTCTTCAGTTTTAGTTACTTCTTCCTCAATTACTTCTGTCTCGGCAACTCCTGCAAGGGAATAGCCTGTCATTTTTCCATCTTTAATATCTTTCCATATCTCATCAGTTGCTTCTGTCACCAGTACCCATGTACCTTTTGTGATTATTTCACCGTTTATTTCCATATCGACAGGAGCTACATAACTTTCTACTACTTTTCCTGCTCCTGCATTAAAATCATGTTGAGTGTCGATATTACGATACTTAGCAATAAAATTATGAGCGGATTTTTCTATTTCTTCCGCAGTCATGAAATCCCCGTGTGCGTCATGAGTGTTTGGATCATCCGCGCTGCCAGGAGAGTATACAATTCCATATACAAGTTTTTGCTCTTCGTCTTCACCTTTAATAATTTTGACTTCTTTTTCAAATGTTGGTTCCTGTTCACTTTTCGTTAAGAAGAATTTCTTTTTGTTTGCAGCTTTATCCACAATAGAAACAAAACTTACATCCACGTTTTTTAGTTTTCTTGGCATTTACTCACCCCCTTTCAAATATGAACCAGCTTAATTTTAAAAGTCTTCATTTCTTGTTCAACTCCTTCAAAGTTTCTTCCCTAATCTTCTGTTTCTCTTCTTCAGATAGGCCTAATATATTGTTATCTACGGCAGGGGACATAATACATTTACAGTTAATTCTTTCACGCCCACTTAACGAACTATCACGAGGAAACATACACCGTTCTCCAGAACCAGGGAGCTCAAATTCTTCCTCTACCAGAACCGTTGTACCGTCATACGCCACATGATTATCACGAGGCTGATTGTTCCTTGTACCGCTATGACGCCACTTCTTACCTATTACAGCAGGGGATTGGCGATATGCTTCAAATTGAGAAGCAGAACATGCTGCGAGGACCTCTGTCTGCGCTGTTGTCTTTGCTCTTTTACGGTCGAATTCCGGTAGCTTCGCAAGCTCTCTTGCTATTTCACGAATACCTTTCCCTTTCTCTAATCCCTCGTTTAAAATACGCTCTACCGCTTTTTGCGAGTTAATCTGCATTAACTTACCTAATTCATCAGACCAACTATTAATCCACTTTGTAGTGCGTTTTGAGAAGACATTAAACTGAATATCAGGATCAATTGCATCCATGAAAGCTTTCGTCATATCCTTCATCGTGTAATTAAGGAACTTCCTCGCTACTTTACTCAAACTTTTAGCGAATGTATCAGCTCCAAATAGACTGCCAGTAACAAAGTTAATAACATCCTTTATCGTGATACCCTTTTCGATAGCATCCTTTTTCGTATAGTTCTTAATTCCATCAACAATGTACTTCTTCTGCTTCCGAAGTAGCTTGGCAACTTCCTTTTCGAAGTCCTCAACGTATCCCGGTAACATGTCCAATACTTCCAGATCATCAGGCAATGAGTCTGTAAAATCACCAGTATCAGCTTTCTCTATCCACTCATTTAATGAATCTAGCAGTTTATCAATCTTCTGCATCTTGCATCGACTCCAATAAGTCTCGTACATCTTTCATTACATTTACGAGTTCTTCCTTAGCATTACCACCAGCTGATTTTTGTAGCTTCTCACTTAACCCTTCCTCCCAACCACTTACCTTACGATGTCTTTCTAAAACTAAAGCAACTGGTTGATCCGCTTCAGGAATATCATAATCTGAGAGCTCTTTATTTAGCATATTACTAGCAATATTGCGTATATCCTGGAATGTTAAACCACCCTTATCAGCAAGTACCTCAATGGTTTTAACCATATCCTCCGTGTTACTGATCTCTGATTTTCGTAGGTTTACGTATACGTGTTTTAATCCATATGGAAGTAGCAGTACATTGTTAATAATAAATTCTAAAGCGCTTCGTTCCGGTTCAAATACCTGCTCCTCTGTAATCTCTCGTACAGATTCAGCAGTTGCTCTGTTAAAGTCGCGAATATAACCTACATATACGTCTGGTAAACGGAATGCTGATTGTACTTTTTGACGTGATTTCTCATCGTATTCAAGGAATAGAGCATCATTTTGCAGGATATCTGCTAGTGATTTAAGCTCGATATCCACTGACGTTGAAGTATCACCTACAATACCCTCTTCAGCACTTTCCACTTGCAGTAGCAGATATTTATGTTGATTATCTTCACCTTCAACATTCGAAACATAATCAGTTAGAGCTGCTTCACTTTCTTCTGATAAAATCCCATTTTTCAGTAAGATAGCCATCGGAATATGACGCCCTTGTTTGAAATAGCGTAAATTTAATTCCTCTGCCTTCCTAGCTCCTACCATATGAACAACATGCGATACCCAACGTGGGATACCATAAGGGCCATTCCCTATCTTCAGTTGTATTACTTCAGTGGCGTTTTTTTCGCCAAATGTAGAAGTACCAAATTGGCCAGTTTCTTTATTCAAGAATCGTGGATCCCCGAATTCTTTAAAGTACGTGTCAGTATTTCCTACTCGCTGCACATAGCGACGAAATAGTTTTTTTCTTTTAACTTCATTTCCGTTAATGGTATAAGTAACCTCTTGAGGTTTATCATCCTTACGTGTGACCCTCATGTACTGCGACAACATATTTACTAATTCAGCAGGTTTCCCATCTAAATTACGAATCACTTCAATATATCCATTGCCTGTGGTTTCTCTATCGTCGATACTTGTCTCAAGAACTTCTTTAAACGGTTTGTCGAAACTAAATAAAGGAATTACCTCATCATTCACAAAGGACCATTCCATTTTCATCTCTGTCGTTTCTTTAATATCCCCTTGCTTATACTTCATCTCATGACCAAATCCAGCAATATTACGCTTATACGCATCAATACACTGCCCTAGAATCGTACTATTTTCCCTAATCTGCTGCAAATCTTCAATTCTATAAGGCGGTTCGATAATATCATTAACTGCGTTCTTCTCATTCTCGTACTCTTGTTGGCGAGATAATACTTGAGTACTTGTCCCTGCTGCCTTAATTACCTTTGCACTAACTTTCCTTTTCTTTGTCATTAAGTTGCTCCACCTCATTTCTTTTTCTTCTTTTTACGTAATCCGAATATAATCGTGTTAATGAAGTATCTCGTTTCGTCCATGTGATGATCATTCTCTTTAAGTGGTTTATCCTCACCGCGTTGGATCGCTTTTTCATCCCATATATAAGAGGCAAACTCCTTAAACGTCTCAACGCAGCAATCGTTAAAGTATGCTCTGCCTGTATTAAGCGCTATACCAACGTTTCCAATTCCCTCTTTCACATTGTTACGAGCCTTATATACTTTCCTCTTATTACGCATCAATACAGCGATAAACGAAGCAGCCGAGGGATCAACTACTGTTCCTTTAATTGGCAAATCACCAACGAATTCCTCATAGTCTTCGTAGTATTCCTGATCTGTTTTCTGCTTCTCTGCATCACGGCCACTATAATGGTACTCCTTGATTTTGTACCACACTTCTTTGTCGCCTTCTTCAATACATTTCCCCCATAATCCGTACGCCATAGCGTTCTGCGTACCGTAGTCGCAAGAAACATAATACTCAACGTAATTACGATCTACTAGATCAACTTTGTGCACTTCTTCCTTAAACATATCAAATACAAGACCTGAAGCAGCTGCCCACAATCCTAAAATATATCGTTTGAAGAAGACACCGCTATATAACTTGTAATAACGTTGTTTTGTCTTCTTAGAAAGGGATAAGTTATCATCCATAGTAAAGCGAACATGCAGTAAATTCTTTTCCTTGCGCTTGTCGAGCCATTCCAACTTAAACCAGTGATATGGACCTGCCGGATTGCAGTTGAACCATATTTTTGAGCCCTCTACTGAACAACGACCTGTCGCCTGATCTACGAAACTCCGAACCATCAGCGCTACCTCATCAAAGAAGCATCCAGCAAGGGTAATTCCTTGAATTAAGTCCTGAGAACTTTCATCCTTACCACCAAAGATGTAAAAGAAATTAGTAACTCCATCCTTAGTAATTGAGAGCATATTTTCACTTCTATGATCTTTAACCTTATAACCACGAGACTTGAGCATTTTTTTAAGCGGCGTTATAACGTTACGACGATGCGAACCAATCGTTTTACCACACATACCGAAGTTCTCACCTTCGAATGATTCCATTGCCCACATAACATAGGAAAGAGCCATTGACACTGTTTTTCCGGCACGAATAGAACCATCGCAAATAATCCCGTCATAATCTTTAACGGGACTGTTAGGCTTCCACCAGGTTAATACTTTCAACTGCTTCTTGGAGAATGGTTTAAATTTAAAGGGGGCAGGTTTCTTTTTACGCTTCGGAATCGTCGTCATGGTCATCCCACACTTCCTCTACCTTTCCTTTTAGCGCCTCTTTGAAACCATCGTCTTCATACTCTTCGCCATCTTCTCCCTTAATACGAGCAGTGTCAGCTTTCGTTTTTTCAATGTTAACTTTCATCTGCTCTAACTTCAATCGTCTCTCATCATCAGCATTTGCTAACTTATCGAACCTCTCAATCATAGAGGATAACGCTGTCATAGCGCGTGAATAAGCTGTAAGTAAATTAGCTTGTTTATCCCATGCAAACTGCACTGTGTACGCGTCTCCATTCAGTGATTCGCTAATCATCTCTTTTGACATATCGTTTTGACTGCGAACATGCATAATACGTTGTGAATTAAGGATATTGAAGTATTGCAGTTGAATAGAGTGGAATAGCATATCTAATTCAGTATGATTTTGTATTTCATCTAGCAATTCCATTGCATTCGGATCGTCACTCGGGATTATCTTCCTAAACAATCCATGCGTCATAGCGTTATGGTTCCCTTTTGGCGGGCCATGCCCTACTGCATTCTTGTTCCCATACTTAGGATTCTTGTTTCCCGGATTACCCACTGCATTCTTATTCCCAATGGGTGCACCTGTTTTCTTGGTTTGGGTGCATCCTTTTTCGTCTTTTAGGTGCACCCCTTTTCGATTCCAGCCATGCCTTTTTCTCCAGGACTTAATTGTATTAATACTGACCTCATATTTCTCAGCCAATTCCTTATACTTCATACCTTGCATGTAATCTTCTTGAGCTAACTCGTGTTTTTGTTTCACTCCATATCACCCACCACCTTCTATATAATAGGAAGAAACTCGTCATAACTCTTCCTTATAGTAATTACTCTTTAAAATCCTTTTATTTAAATGTATAATTATATAAAAAGTTCTAAAAATTTGAATCGAGGTGAAAATCATGAGAAGTTTTAGTTCATTATTGATCTCTACTATCTGTTCAGCAATCCTCTTAGTTTGTAGTTCCCTTTCTTTTTATAATGAATTCTCAACAGGACATACATACTACTGGATTTACGGTATCATAGCCTTGGTTTTCCTTCTATTCTTTATCTTAAACGTGCGAGATATCATCAAGAAAAACTATAGAACATCAGGACAATAGGAGTTGATACATATGTGGAAAAAAATTAAGAATTATAGATTGAGCTTAAAAGATTTAAAGTTCATGTTATGGTTGTTCGGTATTACTTGTTTTATATACGGCTACAATTTCATTACAGGATTAGCTTTTGACCACAAATTCCAAGTCTATTATTTAGGTGGCGCTATAGCGACATTCGCCGCATTTATGGATACTAAAAATAAGATTAAAAATAAGAATTATAAGACAGCGTAATGTAAAAGGGATCTTTCGGGATTCCTTTTTTCTATGCAAAATAAAAAAGCAGCGGATTCGCTACTTTCATTTCTTCCAATCTTTAAAGTCTTTATATTTCTTTTTATAAACTTTTTCGCTTACATTATCATGCCACTTATTGTCTTTCTCATCTCTACCATCTTTGAAGTTGAACTCGCTTATATCACCGTTTACATTTAGCCATTCTGGATTATTAAGAACATATCGATAAATAAACATCCTAGCTTTTTTTAATGAATCGAATTTTTCTTTAAATGGAATAAATTCATCATTTTTATATCTTATTACTTCATATACTCCATTTTCTTTATCTCCTCTTGTTTCGAAATACGGTTTAGTAAAACGATCCAACTTCTTCATCTCTACATCCCCTTTCTAATTAGATTCATTATACAAAATAAAAGAGGCTAATTTAGAAAGGTTTCATACTTTTTTATAACAAACCTTGTTCTTTCGCTCTCTCATAAAGAACTGTACGACTTACACCAGTAACTTCACATATCTTTTTTACTGTAAACTTATTCGTCTCTCGATTCGCAAGCAAATCTAAAGCATGTTCCATGTTAGGATTATCATCGTCATATTTCTTAGGGCGCCCTTTATAAACACCACGTTCTTTGGCTAGTTCAATCCCCTCTCTTTGTCGCATTCGAATCAGGTCACGCTCTAACTGATTAACACCAGCCATGACAGTAAGTAGGAAAGTGCTATATGGATTTTCACTTGTTGTATCTAACCAAGTATCTTTTATCGATTTAATCGATGCACCTTTTCCTTTAATTGTTTCTATAAGCTTGAATAAATCTTGAGTACTCCTACTAATTCGAGTTAAATCTGTAACGACGACTATATCACTTTCACACAAATTATCCAACATCCGTAGTAATTCTGATCTATCGGTTGTCGCCCCACTCGTTTTCTCCTCAAATATATAATCACATCCATAATCATTTAACTGTTTGAGTTGTCTTGCTAAGTTTTGTTCCTGTGTAGATACGCGAGCATACCCAAGAATCATCTCATATCTCTCCTTCGTCCGTATAAGTGTCCGGAAATTAACTATAAGTCAATAATATCATTGTTTTTCCGTACATGTAAACAGGACATTAAACAACTTATAAAATAAGGATTTTAATTATGTCTAAAATGTGAACAAAATAAATCCTGAAAGAGTAGACCTAATCAGGACGTTTAACTATCTATATTTTCGCTTAGAAATTTTAACATTCCTTATACAACATTTAAATTTCATGATATAATTTCAATCGTGAATGAGAATTACCTCTCACAACCTGTATATTGTCTTGTTATTCGTTTTCTACCTAGTAGGTTATAGCGAACGACAAGGCTTTTATTTTATACTTACTTTTCGTTCGTTGTGTTCGTTTGTTTTGTTAGACTTCAACATCGCAACGATACTAGATAAGCAAAAGAAAAACCAACCAATAAACCAAGTAGATAACCAAGGATTTTCATAAATCACTTCCATTTTTACCCGCAACCTTTCTCATTTCGTTATACTGTAATAAAAGGAGATGAATTAATATGGAAATAAATATTATTCCAAAATTTCTAGATGAAGCTGTAACACCATTAGCACAAAGAGCAGGGAATACTCTATCCTCAATTTGGACTATTGCATTTGGAGGAATAGATATCTACGCAGAAAAAGCTCAGCTAAAACGAGTTCATGCACTGAATCAATTTAAGCAAGAATTAGAACAGGCTGTATCATCTATACCAGAGGAAAATATAGTTGAACCACCATTACATATTGTAGGACCAAGCTTAGAGGCATCTAAATATTATTTCGAAAATGATGAACTAAGAACAATGTTTGCTAAACTTATAGCCGCATCGATTAACAAGGAAACAATCTCTAATGCTCATCCATCATTTGTCGAAATTATTAAACAGCTTTCTCCATTAGATGCAATTAATTTAAAACTATTTAAAGACAATAACAGACACCCTATAGTCAATTATGTCTTTGTTACTGATTCTGGCGGAACAATGCCTCATAAACTAAATACTTTTTTTGGAAGTGATGCTAATACAGATACAGATTTAAACGCAGCATCTATTTCAAATTTAGATCGCTTAGGCTTAGTTTCAATTTCTTATGAGCATCATTTAACTGATGATGCTCGTTATACACCACATGAAAATACACTAGAATACAGAGCCCTGAAAGAACATTTCAAACTTCGCACTCAAAATGCACCTGTTTGCGATATTGATATTCAAAAAGGAATAGTTGACGTTACACCGTTCGGAGAAAACTTCATCAAATTATGCATTTAGAAGAAAGTCATCGGTTCACAAATAAAGTGATCTGATGACTTTTTTCTTCCCCCTCACCTTCTTATCTTTCCTTAACAACAATCAATCTGTTCAAATTAACGTTTAATGTGTAATTTCTATATAACAAAGAAAAAAGCACCGTAATAGGTGCTTTACCATTTACCATTAGCAAGATCTAACATTCTTTGATGATATTCTGGATCTTCTTCCTTAGCATCGAATGTTATACTTCTGTCTACATATGATGATAGCCAATCATAGTCGTATCTATGATCAGTCCAGGTAACAATAAATATCTTTTTGAGTTTTCTTCTTTCAAGTATGTCGTTTAGAAACTCATCCTTCACCTTACTATTTTTTTCGCAAAATGAATCCATTGGGTATACGATGGCGAAATCTAATTCAAAAGGAGTTCGCCCCCAGGTAGATCTAGTAAACAAAGAATCAAAATATAGAATCTTTCCTTTAGACTTGTAAGCTTGTCCAGAAGAAATTTTCTTATTTATTGGTACATCATATCCTGCATGTTCTAAAAAAGTTGTGATATTCTGCATTGAATTAGTTCTAAAAACACCACTTGTTAAGCTTTCATTTTGATTTAACATCTCTAAAACTAATGAATGCTTTTCATATTGATGCGTACCCTTAATTAACATGACTTTTTCTGAATCAGATTTAATAAAATCATTAATCTCTTTTATTGCATTTTCTCTATTATTCATTAATCTCTTCCCCTTTTTTCGTTTTCTCCATCTTTTTTATTATAACAAAAAAAGAAACCGTCACTAATGTAACGGCTCTTTCACAGCTTAGAATAATATTAAAGGGGATGGGAGAAACATTCACGAAAGGGGAATTTCAATATGAATCAATTTAAGAGTAATTTTCATACTCTTCTCCAAGCCACCGCATCATGTAATTTTTTAGCTCTTATTAGCTACGCGCTTTACGTTCGTTGACTGGGAGAAGACTAAGAATCTTCTCGTTTTAAGTCCGTGGACTCGAGAGTTATGAGGTAACTCTCTTATAAAGGTTTTTTAATTTACATCAAGACAGTACTACGTTTTTCCACTGCCTTACTCTAGATAACAAGATTAGTAGGGAGATGTACGCGGACAGGGGAATTATCCGTCTTATTATCTAGAGTAAAGGAGTGACAAGTTCCTTTACACCCTGTTTTATCCCAATAGTAAAAATCGTGAGTAATTACTATAGGTGATAATTCAAGCTACGTATACAACAAGAATAGCAAGTATTGCTCACTCAATCATGAGCAACCACCCCCATTCCATTTTCAAGAAACGGTATTAACAAAGAATAAGAAAGTTTATGTTCACTATCAACCCAGAGGACATGGCGGTCTCTGAGCTGAACACTAAACATAATAGAAACAGCATGACGAATGCGAGTTGTCTCACACCCGCCACACTGGAATATGTCATTGTTAATTACTTAAGGGAATCTTACCACCCTCACGGCGAGATTCTTACCGCCCATGCCTGCCCTTCCGCAGTATACGTTAAGGTGTACTAATCCTCTTCGTTATGCGGTTTTCAAAGGGCTTGTACATTAAGAATACCGTTGATTTCATTATCAAAATTCCCCCTATTTATTCCCCTTTTTTGTCGGGATTTTGTCGACGTTTTGAAAAACATAAACATTCCAATTTATTATATTTTTTCTTTTTTTGATAATATATGTATCTTATTCAAGTATCAATATCATATAATTAAATTATTATAATTTTATATAAGTAAGGATGGTTAGAAATGACGGTACAACAAGAAAAAGTAACAAGGCGCGTTGTTTGTAGGAAATGTAAATCAGATCAAATAGTTGGTAATAAACGTGGTTATAATTTCAAAAGGATGTTTTTAATTCTGTTTCTTATGTTAGCTACACTTATAACTATTGGATTAGCTGCTATTTCTGTTCATGATATAATTCCTATAAATTCCCCTCTTCGTGATATAGCCGCACTTATTGTTGGATTTATTATGTTCCTAGGAGCACCGATAACTTTATTCAGTGGATTTATTGGTAGAAAAAATATCGTCAATGGTTGCATGAACTGCGGACATACATGGATGCCTAAAAAATAAAACATAAAAAGCCAAATGGATAGTTAATTAAAAACTGTCAATTTGGCTTTTTTGTATTATTAAATCATCCCTAAAGATGTAGCGATCAATCGAATCGCATTTTTCTTCTTATAATAGAAATGATCTTTCTTCATCGATAATTCAGTATAAATAAAGCTGTCTTTCGGTTTATCCGCTTTTAAGTACTTTCTCTTGATGATCTCTGCCTCGTCATAGTCTAAAACGTACTGTAGAGCCTTATCGATCTGCTTGAACTTGATATTGCTAATATGTCTCGTGTCTCTAATCTCCGGAAACAAACTGATTCCTTCGTGTTTTAACTCCACTTCATTTTCAAAACGCGTTTTCAATGCGCGGTATTCCTTTAGTATTTTCGCTACCTCTTTCTGAACCTGTTTCTCTGTCTCTCTATCGATAGCTGGTAATAAGGTTAATTGTCTCTCCATGAAGGAATCCCCCTATTGCTGAATTTTGTTTTTTACATTCACATCAGGTACGTGAAATTTTACTATCTCTTTGTTGAATAAGGGAAACGTGCATAGCGAGTAGCCCCCACCATCCACTCTGCATGGTTCCGTTATCCATTAAGCCTTTAATAATTTACGTTTCTTGTTGGCCATCTTCTCTTTTGCTGCTTCAATGTTATTTGCTACTTTCTTATGGTCCTGATCAAATTGAATCATTCCATCAAACATAACTGGTGCTACTGCTTCATCAATGTATTGCAAGTAATCCACTGGCGCTCGTTCTGTCTGCTCTACTAAGTATCCATAAATATCAAAGTCTGCTCTTGGTATAGACTTCTTGCCCTTTGGTTGATGAGACATCCTTACATAAGATTGAATGATTGATAGTGGTACTGCGAATACTGACTTATCCTTACTAAACTCTATAAGGAAGAAGCATATTGCTCCCATCTTTTCTGCTTTCTCCAGATAATCCAATTGATGCTGCGCAATGTTCTTTAAATCAAAACGTGTGTCCTTCTCTGTAGATTTAGCTTCAAACGCTATAGCTCGTCCCTTATACACGCCGTCATAGTCTACTGTACTTTTAGCTTCATAGAATCCATTTAGTACACGGCCACCTTTACTTTTTAACACTTTCACAGGAGTCGGGCGCTTATTTATAAGCGCCACCTCCCCTCTTTGATACATTTCGTTCGCTAGATTGATAAGCATTTCAAATGCCATTCCACGGTTTCCTAGTCCCATTGTTATTCCTCGCTTTCTATTAAAAAGATTAATTTTGTTTAAATCTTCCTTAAATCGTATCACTATTGATTAACCTCAAATATTTTTCCTGTATAATACAATTAAGTAATTAATAGGAGTGTTATTCATGCCAGATATATTAAGACTCGTTATCTTTATTGTTGTTGCAATTGGTGCAATCATTAACTTATACCTAGAGTTTAAAAAGCCTAAAAAAAGTATATTCTCAATAATTTTTCTATCGATACTCCTTATTGGAGCCTCAGGATTAATTAAAGATATTTTATCTCGACTTTTATAGATGAATAAAACTCAATATTTCGTCAATAATATAAACAACATGATAGTTTCTCCATTCCCCCTTGGAGATGAGCAGTTAGCTTTTGCTAACTGCTCTTTTGTGATTCATCATCACATTATGATGAAGTGGTCATATATTATCTCGAATCAAAAAACCCTAATTTACTTTTCAGTATCTCACTTTTTCCTTAAAGGGCACTTTATAAAGTGCTCTTTTTGGTTTTAAACTAATACAAAATGAAATTTTTATAATAAACCTTCAATCTTTGCTATCGCTTCAAATATTGGATAGATTTGCTGAGGCACAACCGCATTTCCTAAGAATCTCAATCTATCTTCGTCCAATCTTGTGGCAGTCCCATCATCCATTCCACAAATTGCGGGTTGATTTTCTTCCCAATATATTCTGGAAAGTGTTCCCCGATTGATCCTGGTAGTGTTTTTCCGTGCTTCCCGTTTGCTTCTGAAGGGCACAACTCGCGGATCGGCTTGTAATTTTGACTTGTCGTTGGAGTGGCCAATAATAAATGTCCGGTATCTTTGATGTGGTGCGCCGACACTGACAGCCGGAAATACGAACGTCCTTGTCGAGTAGTTTTCTTCTTCCAAGTCGGAGAGCACGGTGTCCAAGCCCATTGTGACGTGTCCAGCAACATTTTCTCCAACAAACCAAGTGGGTCTGAGCTCTCTAATGAGTCGGTAGACTTCTGGCCATAGCCATCTCTCGTCTTCTGCGCCTCTTCGCTTACCAACAAGACTTTCTCCCTGACAGGGATATCCTGCAGAAATAACTCCAATTGCATCAACGTCAACGCCTCCATCTATTAATGATTGTTTCGTAAGTTTATATAAATCCGGGAAAATAGGAATGTGAGGATAGTTCTTTCTAAGCACCTTCTGATTGAACTCTTCTATTTCGCAAAAGGCTACTGTTTCAATCCCAGCCCAATCCGCTGCCATACTTACTCCTGCAATTCCCGAGCATAGATCCAACATATTCATATCCTATTCCCCTTTGTTTTAAAATAGCGTATTTGTTCAAATTTCACTTCAATCTAATTCATTTATGGTATAATCTGTATAATTTATTTTTTCAAGAAAGGCTAAAATAATGAGAAAATACTTCGGTTTCATTTCAATGTTTTTAACTTCAATCTTATTTTTCAGTTCATTTTCTAGGTATGTACACGTTGATCTTTTAACTTGTATTTTTATACTATCTATCTCAATTGTTTTAGCTATTCTTGCTCCAAAAGGAGATACAGCGAAAAAAATTACTTTTGCTATGTTAATACTGTTAGGTATTTTAATTGCTTGCGTACTAATTATTGCTACTATTATTGGCGCGGGAATGGCTGAAACACATTTGAATAATCACAATTCCCTCAAATAATATTTTTTCATTACCATTACACTCAGCACGTATAGAAAACTATATATTTGAATGTTAAAATATTATTGTGATTCTCATATAGAGTCACATACGACTTTTTCTCTGTTTATGGGGCTCTTACGTGGTAGGGGCCATTTTTTTAGTTAATTCTATATATTAATTTGAATATATAGTTGTATAAATTATTAGTTAAGTGTTAAAATTCCATATATACTCCTTAGGGAGTTCTCATGTAATTAAGCAAGAGTTTAAAAATTCTCGAATCTTAGCCCCTTGGAGCGCCCTCCAAGGGGCTGCAACAATTAAAATATCGTTTTTGTTCACTTTTTTGATACATTTACGAAACATTCATGTGTTATCTTCAGTAGGTTCTATTCTTTTTATAATACCGTGTGAAGTATACCAAACCGAGAATCCCTAGTCCCCTAAGCCTAGGGATTCTTCATTTAAATACGGATTTTATGCACTTTTATTCTTTTCACAAACTATTATATTCAATATACGTAATATATTAATTTATGTTACAATATCTTTATGAAACATCACGTGTTTCAAATACAACATTTTTTGATGGCCCCTTATCTTTCCGTAAGGGGTCTTTTTTTATAACTATTTTGTTTGATTTCCTTACGTTATATCCTTAAATTAGGATATAATGAAGTGTACAGTTACAACATTTTATTATTAGGAGGTATAATTATGTCATTTGCAGCATGGAGTATACTCTTACCAACTTTAATCGGTGCAATGTCTGGTGCGATTTTCGGTATAATTTCTTCTCGAAATAAGAGCAAAAATCCAAATTAAAAGCTTAATAATAAGATTTAATAACTACTCTATTGGCAGCTGATTCAGCCTTGAATTTTCAGCTGCCATTTTCTATTCAAATAACGCTTTGGATTTCACGTCTTTTACTCGCTTAATCTTCACTCTTAATTTCATTCTTTCCCGCTCCTTATAAGTAACTTTTCAATTTCTCTTTCTGTTTCTTCAACACTTCCAAGGAAAGCTTCGTCTTCCGCTTCTCGTTATCCAATCCCACTAAGTGATATTCCATCTTACGAATTTCACTCTCTACTACTTGGAGTTCACTTTGCACCTGCACCAAAGTATCTTTTTTCATTACTTCCCTCCCTTTGCTTTGCTAATTAACTTAGTGATTTCATATACACCGTTCACCATCTCCATCATTCCGAATACACTCCTTTTATTAGCTTCCACAACTCTTGCTCAGTCATCTCGTAAAGTTGTCGCCCTGTCCTTTCTTCTTTATAAATTCCCTTTTGTAGTAATACATCGATGTAGATTTGTTTCCTGTCCATGCTGCCTCCTAGCTTCTTTTCTTCGCAGCTCTCCTTATAGGTATAGTCGCTGCCCTTTGTGGATTCCATCTATTTATCGTCATGGCGCTATGCCTCCTAATCCAAATTCATGATTTCCTCTAAGGTTCTATCCGAAATATAAGTAGTAATGATTTGTATCTTTCCGTATTTCTTTTTAGCCATTTCTATAGCTGTGCCCTCGGACTTCGCCTCAAACCAACGAAGCTTCCACTTCTCGTCTTTGTCGTAAAATTCTACTGAGTACGTCATAACGCTATTACTCTTTAAAAATCTTTCCGCTGTACTTGTTGCGCTATAATCAAAACTTCCTACTACATCCTCCAGTGTTAGTTGTTTCATGCCCCTAACCCCATTGGACGAGATTTAATTTTGTTCTTATCTGCCTGGTCCATGATTAATGCAGCGATTTCTAATTGATGCCTTCCTAGCTCTTTTGCTATTTCAAGAATATCTTTATCCTCATCCCACATTTTTCGTAATCGAATCACTTCACTTTCATCAAACAATAAGTCCAACTCTTCTAAGGCGATATATAAGTTACGACGCGATTTCTTCATGTACTTTCCCTGCTGCAACGCCATTGTGTAATTTTCCTTTTCCAAATCCGTTCCAAGTCGTGGCATCCCAATTCCCCTCCAGTTGTAATTGATGAATTTCCCTTAGTTCCGCCATAACGGCATGACGTCTTCTATCCACTTCTTCAGGACTACGATTCCCTGCTTCGCAAATACATGGTGCAAATTGATAGCAGCCATTCCCCATATCGTTCTGAGTTACTCCCGTTCCGTTACATGCACACATTGTCATTCCCCCTTTATATTTTTAAACAGCCGCTGCTTCTTTTTGATTAGATTCCTTATTTAGCCCTTGCCCCATTTTCAATAACAAATCACGGAAGTGAGTAAAATCTCCTCTATTGTCATAGCCAGCAGAATAAGTGTAGATTCTTGATTTCCCTAGATTATGAGCTTGATATTTTAGATAGTGCTTAGCTTCTTCCAAAATGAAGAAGAACGCTACATTTTCCCATTCTTTTTCTACCCAAGCTATATCGTAATTTTCTATTCCATAATGTTTAAAGTAATCATCAAAATTCATAATGAATCTTTCTTCTCCATCTGTTCCAATAACTCGTTCGTATTGCAAATCATCGAACGTTTTTATTTCAATCGGACATTCTTCCTCTATCCATTCGTACCGTTGTTTAACTGCTTCCGTTTCATTCTCATGCCAATCTTCATGTTCTTCATCAACACAAAACTTTAAGATATCTGGATCAAAGTAACCTGAAATTTCTTCGCTATATGGGATGAAACGGTCTCTTTTTTTCTGAGCAACATGCAAAGCATCACATGTGTATTGATTGTCTTCTGCATCTTCGTATTGTTTTTCGCTAAATAATTTTAAGAACTCAACCTGCTTTTCTGTTAATTCAACTGTTACCTTTGTCATTTTCATTTCCCCCTTAGAATGGCAATGCTTTTCTCCTGTAATCCTTTGTATCTTTGAAAACAATCGCTCTAAAGTTATTGAAGATACGTGATACAATTCGTTCATCGTATGCACCTTCTAGACGCCCTCCTGTAAGGTTTGTTGTATAAATAGTAGATTTACCTTGCCTGCCATCGAAAACATCGAACAACACTCTATTAATGAAGTTTGTTGCTTTTGTATTCGCATCCAATGCGCCTAACTCCGCTCCTAAATCATCTACTATTAATACTTCTGCTCTTACTAAACTTCTAATGATTGCATCTTCAGTTAAGGAGGAATCTTTACTGAATGTACTTTTAATCTTCCGTAGTAATTCACCAACTGTAACGAAGACAACTGACTTCCCTGCTCCCGCAAGCTGATCCGCAATAGCGTAAGCAAGATGTGTTTTCCCTGCTCCGCAATTCCCGGCCATAATCGTGTTAAACACTTTCTCATTGAGATAGTCCGTTGCGATGACCTTTGCGAGTTCAAGGTTCTTCGCTCCTTCCTCGCTAGTAGGTTGGTAGTTTTCAAAGTTAGCTTTCTTAATGTTGCTATCGGCGATCATACTTTGTTGATGGAACATGAACTTCTTCTCATTCGCCTTATCCGCATCATATTTCGCTTGTTCCTGTTGCTGAAGCTTCTTACTTTCGTTTTCAAGGAAGCATCGAGGGCAAACAACTTGTCCACCGAACTTCATCTTATTCATGCCGTGCGTATCACACACATCAGAATCCATAGTCATATTCACCTTTTTGGCTATATCGGTTGGTATTGCTGCCGCTGCTCTCTGCATTGTTTTTCGCTCCTTTTTTAGATTTCATTTGAATAGTTAGTTGATCAAACTTTTCACGTAGCTTTTTAGGAGATAAGATATTCCCTTGCCAGAATGGATCTGCTTGGCACCAATCAATAACATCTTTAATCTCTTGTGGCTCTCTGTTATCTCGTTCTCGCATTAATCTAAATTCATTTGCCCAATTATCGAATTTAGGTTCTTTTTGTTTAGGATTATTACCCTTAATAAGTTCGAACAAATATTTCGCTGCATTGGTGTCGCAAGTTTCAAACTTGTGACGAGAAGTCTTTTTTTCTTTTTCTTTTTCTTTTTCTTTTTCTTTTTCTTTTTGTCCCCGTATCGTTGACGTATCGTGGGACGTATCGTCAAGACCCGCATAAACACTGAATTTTTGTACTAACGAGGTGTTTTCTGTTCGTTCTAGCACCAGTCGTACTAACGACAAATCTTTAATACTTTTAAGCTCTTTCTTTATGCAATCCTCAATCGGCTTGCCACCTTTATTAAGGTTGTATTTTCCCCAGTTAAGTATGCAAAGTTCTCTAGTTTCTTCGTTATAAACCACCAAATCATGATGATTAATAAAGCGATCCAATAAGGCTTTTGCACTTTCAATTGAGTAACCCAATTCAAAGGCCATTTGTTTTCTAGTTATCTGATAAACTCCAATTTGGTTTGTATGCTCATTAGTCATTAGATAGAGGTAAAAGTATTTATCCTCTGGCGTCATCTCTTCTGAAACTCTTGCATCTGACCAGAATGAAGTTTGTACGTGTCTGTATTTCGCCATTTAGTTCACCTTCTTCATCCAACATTCATAACTCACATTGTCTTCCATGCCAGTAAAACGAACCTTATCTCTCCCCCTGAATTTACCTTCGTGATGGAAAGTTCTTTCTGCTCTATATACCCGCTTAATTGGTGTTACATAGTCATAACCTCGTTTTTCTAAATCACGAACTGCTATTAACATCTCTTTCATCGATCCACGCCTTACAGGTATCTTAAACATCACGCATTCGCCCTTTCGCATACCGCTATGTCGCCTTGAACCTTAATTACTTTGTATCCTGGATAGCGATCGGGAGTAATGTACTCAATCGCCTTTACTCTTGCTTCTTTTTCATTCCGTGCGCCCTTCCACACCCACTTCGGAAGGACGACTTTAGATTGATTTTTATCTAACATAGGCTTTCAACTCCTTAGTTTGTTTGCTCTACCTCTTCAGCCGTTTCTTTTTTTTCATTCACGGATGTTTCTTTTTCAGCTTGTTTTACCCACTTCGTTAATTTTTTAAGTGCTTCTTCAGCTTGTTTTAACGTTAGTTCGGCAACTTCTTTGATACTTAGGTGCCCTTTAATTGTGTCTTCGTCTACCTTCCGAAGAGTAGCTAGTTTTTTTATGTTTAATTTGATTGCACCGACTTGTTGAGCAGTAATCATTTCTTCTTGTACTTCTGGTAAGTCTTCGCCCGCATAGATGTATAATCCCAATCCGTGAAGCGCTATTGCCTTTACTAAGCAACGTTGAATACTTGTGTTAATATCAAAACTATTTGGCTCTGCAATTGGCTTATTTTGATTGTTTAGTATCGGATGAATCTGACTTAGTGGTAGTCCCTGTACAGTTACTTCCACTTCTACAAAGTAACCGCAATCTGTTTTAAGGTATGGTACTCCATTGAATCGCTTTACTTCCCATGTTGCTGTTGGATCCACCTCACGAAGCTTTTTAACAGCCCATGCCCATGATAAGTAGCTAAAGCGACCTTTCTTTTCAACATGTTCCGTGCAATCTATTTGTGCTAATTTAGAAAAGTAGTTTTCGTTTGTCATATGAATCTCCCTCTCTCTTAAAATGGCAATAATTCCGTTTGTTTGCTCGCTTCATATACTTCCTGTAACGCTTGTAATCCACATTCATAAGCAACAACCATCGATGCAGCATTTGGTTCGTTACTTTTCTTATATCGTTCAACCAAACTCATCATAATTTGAATTTCAGCTTCAATTTTGTTTTGTAGGCCCATCTTATTCACCTGCTACTTTCTCTGTAGAATGAGACTTTACATATTGCCAAACATATCCACCGCTTTGTCTTAATTCTCCGAGGCATGCTCTACGAATATGTTGACTCCATACCCCAGTTTCACGTTCAGCTTCTCCGGCAGATTCAAATTTTGCTAATACTACACCTGTTACTTTATCTATCTGTAATACCGCTTTTGGTTTAGCGCTTCTCATTTTCTTTTTGATACTTATCAATCCGTTATCATAGGCGTGTTTTACATTCTCTGCATTTGTAGCCCATTCTAAGTTTGTGTAGATGTTGTTCCCTTTATTTCCGTCTTTATGATTAACCAAAGGCTTATTTTCTGTATTTTTAACAAATGCTAAAGCTACCAATCTGTGTATAGGTACTGTCTTCTCCTTTCCTTCCATTACTAACTTGATTTTTTTATATCCGTTCCATTCAAAAGGCTTCAGGATTCTATGTTTCTTAAATTTAATTGACTTTACATTTCCTTTATTTGAAATCTCATAATGACCTTCGTAACCGTTAATTGGCTTCCACTGTTCTTTCATTCTCCAGCCACCATCCTTCTTGCATGTCTTTCTAAAAATCCCGAAGCACATTCCTCACAAATGATTGATCCTTCGAAGTTGTAATAAGTCATCCCGAAATATAGCTCACCATCACAGTCTTCACATTCTTCAATGAAGTCTCTTGCTGATGAATCATGATGATTCCCGTAAGTAATCGGATTTTCAATCATTTTTTGCATTCCTCCTTATTTACTGAGAGAAAACTTATGGTATAATAGATATAGCTAATTTTAGGGAATGTTTTCTCTACAGCGCTCGATGCCGTCGAGCGTTTTTTCATATTTAATAGATAACTACCTAACAATCTGTTAAAATTTAGTTACCGATATGTGTATCAACTCGCCTGTGCTTCTGTACGGGCTTTTTTGATGCTTTCGCGCATCGGAATATCCAGGAACCGGTTTATTAGGTGGGGCATTCTATTTGATTCCTGAATATTACGACAAGCGAAGGCTTGTCCTATTAACTTTGTAAAGACGTCATTACAAACATAATCCCTTATAGCTTCTATGGATTATTAACTTTTTTCATAATTTTTATCTTTGTTTTTTATATTCATAATATCGTAACATCTTTATATAATGTTTTATTGAATTTCATGTTAAACTTATAACATTCCAAGAAGTCCTTTACTTTTAGAATCGACAATTCTTTAATACCCTTAGTCTTGCCCTACATCCCCTGTAGGGCTTTTATCGTTCAGCTAGAGTAATATACTTCTTGTATGTTTCCTCAACCTTATCTGCGCTGTTATGTACACCTCTAGCCCTTAAATCCTTTATGATCCACAAGAGTTTCTTTTGTTCATATTCATCACGCTGCTGTTTATCCATTACTGTTCATCCTTCATAAACCTTTTGTCTATTCGATCCATTAGTTGAATGAATCCCACAAGCCCGATAACTGCCACCAGAATCATTAAATGTGAGAATATGCTTTCTTCCATCATTTAAACCGCCGCCTTTATTATTTAATGGTCAAGTTAACCTGAATTAAAATGACCTAAGGTCAAGTGAGTGTTATTTTAAAAATGACCTCATCCTACTAAGTCATCCATTGTTGTTGATAAAGCATTGGCTATTTTTTTTAATGTTTCAATCTTAGTTGATTTAACACCTAATTCTATCTTCGAAACCATGCTCTCACTGATTTGTGATAGTTCAGCGAGTTGTTTTTGTGTAAGTTTTTTACTCATACGAAGTTCTTTTATGTAACTTCCTTTTATTTTCATCGGCTTCACCTCTCGATTACATTTTCATTGTACACCTAACTTGACCTAAGGTCAATTATTTATTTAAAAATTTATTTTTCACAACAAGAAATAGACTAGTGGTCAAGTCTTATGTAAAATATATACTATAGTCACTGTAAAACAAAACCATTAAAATTTCATATAAAACAGTTATTAAAGGGGAATAAAATCATGTTACCTATACTATCCATTAGGATAAAAGAACTAAGGAAAGAGAGAAAATGGTCTCAGAAAGAATTAGGAGAAAAAGTAGATGTTAGTGAATCTTTCATTTCGAAAGTCGAATCTGGAAAGAAGCAACCTTCAAGAGAAGTAACTGCAAAAATCGCAGAAGTATTTAATGTAACTACAGATTTCTTGTTAGGGCGAAGTGCAGAAGAAAAACTAAACGAAATGTTAGACGTAAAATTCAGGGCGATGAAGGAACGATTAGCTAACCTCCCTGAATCCCAACGTGAAATGATTATGAAACAAGCAGAGAATTTAATGGAAGAGTTCGAAAAACTAAATAACCAGCCAGAAAAATAGCCAACCCCATTACGAGGCGTGGCTATTTTTTTATTCTGTATTAAACAACATTTCAATATATGAATCAATTGTTTGTTCATCGTTATTAGATAATTCAGCAGCTTGCAATAAAAATTCCTTTAAAACCTCATCTCTTGTCATCCCCGACATCCTCCAATAGCTTTATAGTGGTTTGTGAATATTTCACAATTTTTTCTTGAATATTAAATCCGATATTTAGGAAATATCCCTAGAAACAGCGAATGCGATTGCCTCTATTGAGACAATCGCATTCATAATATTTATATCGTAACCTTTGGGAACAGGATATTAGCCCATTCCGCCTCCAGGATCAACCATCATTCTATACGTATTTTCCTGAACAACCTTTGCTGTTTGCGCTGGCTGTTCTTTCTGCTCTTTAGCAGGAGTTATGTATAGTACTCCGACTAAGGCAACTGTTGCTACTATAGCTAACACTTTTTTCATTTAGCATCACCCTTATACATTATACCAATTTTATTAAATTCTACCAACATCCTTCTAGGTAATTTGCTATAAAACCTATTACCTGCACACTCGAAATCTACTAACGATTCTTTTAATAAATCAATGTCTTTCAACGCATATCCTAATATACATTTTTTCATAGGACTCAACTTCTCATCTTTTCTTTCAGTTTCCTTTAAAAGTTTCACCGCCACATCAGAATGACCGATTAACACTTGATAAAAAGCTTCTTCACATACGTTATATATTTCAATTTCCTCCAGTCCTTTATTATAGACAAGCTTAATAAAAGCAAAAGTATTCATAACATTTTCTTTTCTTTTAATCGCTCTCTCAAAATGGCATGCACCTAACATTTCTAACGATTTATTGATGTACCAAGAAGCTCTTTCATAACTTTCGAAAGTATAAGATTCTGCGAGGTATACCAAAGCTGACACCCTTAAAAGAGAAAAACAATTTTTTTCATCTTTTAAATTCATAATTTCATGACACAATTCTCTTGATCTATCAACATTATCTTGCATTAAATAGGCGTAAGATAAGCCTTCTTTAATTCTTCCCGCATATGCTGTTCTAATAAAAGCATCTTGAATTTCTTCGACTTTAGGCAGTAATACTTCAGCGTATTCGAATAATGAATTGAATTTCTCTAAATCATACATCGTATAAAAAGTTAGTATTCCGTATAAAACCTTCATTTCTTGTGTCTTAATTACCTTACTTTTCTTACGATCTTCTAATTTCTCTAATAAATTTTTACCACTAACGACACCTTTACTTCGCATCCATACCAATTCGTATACATAAGCCCATTCTCTATTCATCGCCAACGAGGACGTTTTTTCTATATCTACAATTAATTTTAATAATTCTAAGTCACCTGTTGAATTTGCATATTCCATTGCAATTCTCAAATTTTGTTTGCTCTTTGTAACCGAGCAAAACTTATGTATCATCTCTTTTTTCTTTAAAACATTGTCATCGTACAAGATATTAAGCAACTTAATCATATTCCAAAAATTAAATTGACTTTTACCTGATAAGTTTTTCGAGAGTGCCCCTCCTGAAATACCTAATTCTTTTGCGATGTCTTCTTGATTCCTTCTTTGAAAATCAATTTCATCGATAATGCTACTTAAGAATTTCATTAATGCTTTTCTTTTTAACTCTTCTTTTTTTTGTATAAGTGTCTGATCCATCAAATTTGCTCCTTTTGGAACAAAGACGCTTCGCTATTTTCCTCAAATTATAAACAGGAAATTCATACCACAGTAATGCTTTAGTAATATCGGCATGTTATAATGTAATTGTTACTCATGAAGTGACCGAAAAGAGACTTATGGCAGATGTTCCCCTGGTGAGTCGGGCGAACGGTGTAAGAGTGGTGCGAACACTACTTACACACGCTGTGAGTCTTTTTTTCGTTCCGTTTATTTTATTATTTTCATAATATCATATTTTTGCCAAAATTCAGTCGTGTGGTTATCAGAAAAATGTTGAGAAAGTTTGAATATATCTTTATATCAATACTTTCTCACGCTTTACTGAAAAAATATGCAATCGGGCATCTTTCTGTATGAATTGCCTAATGCATATTTTACCGTATTAAACACGGGAACTTATGAAGACCTTGATGAACGGCAGCGAGGTCCTTTTACTAAGCAAGTTTCATTGTACTTGAACAAGTTACAAAACAAAAAAGATAGTAAATGATCTCTTTGTTTTCAAACTTTAAATTAACTAACAGGGGCATTCGTTCCACAAAAGTTTGCAATTTCCTATAATGTTTGGAATGCTTATATAGCAAAAAAAGCTCAATTTCTCTATTTAAATACCGATAAATTGAACTTTTCAATTGTATAACCACCTGATTTTTGTGAACTTCCATTTCTCTAGTCCTACTTCATAAGAAGTAAACGTAAAAATAGAACATCTTCTTCAAATTGCTTATAGAATCGTGCTAGGGCACTTATGAGGAAGTGTAATTATATAACCCTCTGAATTTCCCACATAATTCTCACAGAAATAATTGTGATAGTTTGCTACCCAACCATATTTGTCTAGAAGTTTGGAATCATCTTTATATTCTTCTAATTTCTCCTCTACAACTTGTTTATGTTGAGCTAAACGTGAACGCAAATGGTTTGCTCCGGACTGGAGCAGTACAGATAAATAGTTAACAAACTAATGTCCATCACTATCTTTTTCAACGGAAGCAAATAAAGGTGTGTATGCTTTGTTATTAGGCTCTGGAGTATCCTATTCAGCTAATATTCCTACTAACCGGGGAATACTTACAGAAAGTTATATCCTTTAAACACTTTCCATTTTAACGGCATAGGCCTTATCTACAAATTGAACATGTTGTTGTAAATGCATGTAGTTGTTTTCTTGAATGGAAGGAGCCCATACACATAATAACTTTCTAGCTCTAGAAAACGCTACATAACCTACACGTGCTTCTTCTATTTCTCCATTTTTTCCAAGCCACTCCTTAAGCTGAGATTCGTATTCAGCCATTACCAATACACATTCCGCTTCTTGACCTTTTGCATCATGAATGTTTAAAACAGAGCCTTCACTTTCAGAAAAGTGCCCTTGTAGCTCTACTTGCTCTACGAGATGTGATAACATGGTATTCTTTGATGCTTTAACTTGATTCTTCCATTTGTAATTAAGCATATTTAGTTTTTTCCCTATAGATTTACCATACAGTTTTTTTGATTCTTCCATCAGAAATTTTTTCAGTACTACAAACAGCTCTTCCACCGATGTTTCTGTTAATACCAGGTTATCTAAAAACTGAAGCGTAAAGATCTGCAATTTCTTCCACATAAACATACTATATCCAATTTCAACTAATGCAATATAATTGGGGTGTTCATTAAAAAATAAATAGCTGAAGGCTTCACTCATTCTTTCAACAGCTCTGTCAAATTCATTTCTCCGCTTATATGAGATAGCCAATATGAGATTTTGCAAAATTTGAAAGCGACGATAATGCTCTTTTGCTAATTTCTTAAAAAAAGGGCTTACTTCCACTTCTTGTTTTTTTAAAAGATTATTTATATTTTTCACATAATCATTCCGTCTAGCTAGAATCATAAATGGCTTCTTTTGTTCCTCACATTCTATATCTGTACAAATACTTTGAAACAATTGAATAGCCTCTGAAGCCTCTTTAATATCTTTTATAAATATCACCTTTTGCTTTCTTGTAGCATTGTTACCAGCTCCAGTCTGCTCAATTTCTGTTTTATAATTAGCAAACTGGACAATGTGTTGCGTACTCCGAAAATTGTTGGTTAACATATAGTTTCTTTGACTCTCATTGTTCCACTTTGCTTGAAATATTTCTGGCTTTGCTCCTGTAAAGCTATAAATTGATTGATTTGTATCCCCGACGCAAAAGAACGAAGAATGTTCTAGCAAAGAAAATAACTTCTCTTGATAATAAGTAACATCTTGATACTCATCTACAAGAATATATTTAAAGCGGGAACTAAATGCATTTCGAATATGACCATACTTTTTTAAAATAAGATAAGAAAGATAAATCACATCTTGTTGATCTATGTACCCTTTATTTTTAATAAAGCTCTTCCAGGTCAATGCATCTGAAGAAGAAATCTTATTTCTATAGCAATAAGGATTTCCCTTTTCATCACGGCCCAGGCTCTCGAACGCTTTAAATATACTCTCATTAATATGATAATGGGGGCGTCCTAACATATTTGCAATATAATCTTTATATCCCCTAGCAAAGCCCACAGAAGCAAGTTTATATGGTATCCCTTCCTTATGCTTAAAGTGTGAATAGGGTTTAATCACATGCTCCAATAAAAATGAATGAATTGTTCCTATAAACAGCTCATTAGGTAGCTGCACTCCTTCATTTTGTAGTCGCATCATGATTTCTTCTTTAGCCGCATTGGTATAAGTAATACAAGCAATCCCGGACAAAGCATTTATGCGATTTTCAATTATATATTTTAACCGCTCTATCAATAACGTCGTTTTACCACTTCCAGGTCCAGCTTGTACAGTAATTGAATCAGTATGAGGAGCACATGCTATACTTTTCCGGAAATCATCATTATCAACCATCAAATCTTACCTCCTCTTCATTCGTAAGAAAACTAAATACCTGCTTGATATATGCTGGAATATGAAGAACTTTCCCTTTATTCAATTCATCTAATATGAACTGAGAGAATTGCCCCTTCTCCTTTGAAATAACTTCATAGGCTTCTTTTGCAAATTCGTGCCCGTCCAAAGTAACAATTCTTTCCCTTTCTGCTTTTGTTCCAATATCGTATGTTTGAATTAATTCACGAAAGAAAGATACATTATTCTCCATCATCAAATCATATTCAAATGTTTTAAGATTACTAGATATATAAATATTAGAGGATGTGCTAAAATCATTAATTAAACCAGCTGTTCTTGAACAGACTGGAAACTGACCAAATTTCGTAGGATAAACTGCCTCTTTTACAACCTTATCGTCACTTCCAATCACTTCATCCCCATGCATGTCTATTACAGGAACAGATTCTGGATCACTATCAGTCAAAACAGCACACTTCATATCTAATCCCTTTGATCCAAATAACTGTAAAAACGGTCTAAATGCTACACCATCTACTGAAATAATAGATATCCCTTCACTTTCTAATGTTGTATCTTCTCCCGCGTATCCCTTTTGTAGCATAGAGAAAAATTTCGGTATTAATAGACGTTCTGCAATTCCTTCTACTAATAAGACCCTTCTACCAAAGAAAATATCAGATTTGGTAGCATCTAACCATCTTTCTAAATACCGTTTATAATCTCTTTCCTCTTTTTTATTGGTATCAAAAATTGTTCCAATACGTTTAGATAATGTCTTATTGTTCCCCTTATAAAACACTACTAAACTATCCAGTTCTGCATGAGAACTAACGTGTGAAGAATGGGTTGTCATAATAACCTGGCCCACGACTTTCTGATTAAAGAAATAATTAGCTAAGAACTTTTGTAAATGACTATGCAGATGAGCTTCCGGTTCCTCAACAATTAAAAGTGGAAACACATAGTCATGATTTTGATTTCGCTTTTCCTTAATGGCTGTATATTGAGTAAGTAAAAGGCTAATATACAGCAAATTATTATAACCAAGGCCATTCATATCAACAGAATGTACTCTGTCTTCATTTGAACCGATTAGAACCTTTAAATCTTTCAATAAAGCGTCATAGTCACTTTCTCCCATTTGGATTTTTACTTGCTGTCTCATAGTTCCTGTAATTTTTCTAAGGTGTTCATTGATATCACTCTGTACCTTCTGAATTTCTCTACCTTGCATAATTTGCTCATTAAGCTCATCAATTTTCCCTGAAATCTTATGAAGCTCCTCTTCCCCAAGATCGAAATTTTTTAGGATTCTCTGCAATTGACCAGAGGACTTTTTTAATTCAGCATTTGCATCTCTAAGAGCCCCTACATACTCGACTCCAAACTTGGATAGCATATTAAAATCAAAGGTGTCTAATGTTTCACGCTCCCCACCATAAATTATCCACTCATACTCATGAAGGGGTAGCTGAATTTTGCTAATAGGGGTAGCATCAAGAGGAGCTGAAACCGAAATATTTGCCTTTGGTTTGTACTTGTAGGTAAGTTTTGCCTCTCCTGGATTCCTTGTTAGCCATCTACTTGTAATAGCAAGATCGTTTTCTGTTTCGATTCCTTTTAAAGTTGCCTCAATTGTAATCTCTGGCCAGTTCCCTTGAATATTGAGTCCACTCCAAAAATCCTCTTGTTGTAATGTTCTTTTTCGTAATGAGTAATTACTATTAAAGATAAGACTCAATGCCTCTAAAAAATTGGATTTCCCCGCATTATTTTCTCCAATGATTATAGATAAGCCTTCATTCAAGCTTACATTAAACTCTGAAAAGCTTCTGTAATTCAAAATTTTCACATCAGATATATACATAAAATACCTCCATATTTATGATGATGTTCCAAATAATTCTATTATAGAAGGTATGGTATAGTATATAAACAAATAAACTAACACAAGATTTAAGAATTATACCTAATATGCTAAGAATGTAAATTATCCCTGTCCAATACAATAAATTGTATTCAAGTTAATATTTTATTAATAAAATTTATTATTTAAATGGTCATCAACAAAGACATACTGTGTCCCTATTTCATTGTAAGTGGAGATTATCCCCTTCTTCTAGAAGCTTATAATTTTATCAAATATGACGAATAAGCCAGTTGGCTCTCTTTTTTTGTTACTTGATTGCAAAAATGATAACATAGACTTAGAAAGGAGTGATGATTATGAATCATAGTTTCAAAAAAAAATGTAAAGTTTGTGAAACTCCATATTTAATAAAATATCAAGTTGGTTATGTACCAGAAAACCATTTTTCTTTCGAGTGCCCAACTTGTGGAGTAATGATTGAAGGAACGATTAATGTAGATAATAAAAGTGTTAGAATAGGTTGGAATTTCGATAATTTAATAGATTTCACTGGAAATATTTCAGAATCTAAAGAAGGTTACTGTATGCAACTAACCGGTGAATTCTATGATGAGAAACTCTCTTCTCTTAAGGATTATTTTCCTTTTACCCCAAGCCCTTTTATGAGAAACCTTGGTCCTCATATAGAAAAAATGAATGGGTTAGCGGTTTACTTGGCTGAAGATATTCAACAAGATGTCAACAATCATAAAAATCTTGTCAATTTAGTACTTAGTAACAAGAATAATGTTAAATATGTTTATTCAGAACTAAAGAGATTAACTAGGAATTTAAATATACCTGAAGAAAAATTTGCTACTGATTACAATATAAACAGATATTCTATATTGTTCTCGGCAATTGTAAATAGTATTAGCCCTTTATTAAAGCTAAATGAGAAAAAGTTCCAGGTAGATGATATTAAAAATAATCTTTATAAAATGTATGAGGATAATATTGAATTTCAAAAAGTTAAAGACTTATTTCAAGATAAATTACCTAGCCTGATTAATTCTTTAATTAACGCTTTTTATTCTTCAATAAGTATTATTCCTAATATTGTTCCTATAATTACTTCCGAAACGTTCAACCATAAGAAGATTGAAAAAATAAAGGAGGATTATGGTCTAAGCACAGCTAACTATAAGACTCTACTGCAAAATTATGCTGAAAACTATGAAATACTTGGGAAAATAATTCCTTTAATAGTTGTTATTGATAATATCATTAACAGAAAAGACATTAATAAATTTTCAGACAATACTAATTCACTAGAAAATTTTTTAAATAAACCAATTGGATTTCAAATCCAATACTTAAAAAAAATATCTTCAGGTGTTTCCAGATACAATGACCTATCTATTCTAAATAATAAAATACGAAATGCTATAAATCATGCCTCAGTGGAATATGAGTCTATTAGTCAAAAATTAATTTTTAAAGATAAAAAAATCACAACAGAAAAATATTTAATTGAATTTGCTGAGGAAAACTACGTGATGTTATACCTTCAATTATATTGCCTATTCATCGTTTGTTCACTGGCTAAGAAGTTTTCAAAAGTAGATGCTACTTAATAAAAAAAGAGATACGTATCTCTTTTTTTATTTTTATTCAACAAAATATGACCAAATCGTTGTAACCAGAATCATTACATGAGTTCAGGAAATCTTACATTTCGAAGGGATAAACAATAAAATTCACTTTATTTAGAATATCTAACAGACAAATTAAAGAATCACTAGATAAGTTACAAACGAAGGCTGAGTCTTTGGAGACTGTAAAAGAGATTCAGGATAAGATCATCTCAACGAAAGATAGTCAAATATGATTTTTAAATGATTAAATAGCTAATATATAAACGTCAACTTAATTTGCTAAAAAGAACACAAGAAACAATAAAAAATCAATAGACCTAAATATCTTAATGTTAGATGACGCAGAAGCAACTTAATTTAACAACTATTTTTTCTTGTAGCAGAACTAGAATCAAATAGGTTAGAAAAGCACCTTAGGATATTTTTTCACTTTCTTTTGAACGCCATACTAAATATTAACTATATTTGCAAGTCGAATTCTATATTGATTACTAAAAAATAATCTCATATTAATTTTAATTTAATTAAAAATCCAGAAAACAAATCATATTCTGGACCTAATTAGAAATGAATCCCATCTAAAGCAACTTTCAAGTTTGTAAATATATATTTTCAAAAAAATTTATATATTTTAATCGTGCGGTTATTTATATCTATTTAAAATATACTTAAATTTCTTCCGATTTTATTATAATATATATATATAAATTATTAACTGCTAGGTAATAAAAGACATTTTTTTGATAATGAATAAAATTTTATCCGAATAGGAAAATATGTTATTCAAAGGGTTACCAACATAATTATTTCACTGAAATTGTCTCTAACTATTACATTTTATCATGCGGTTACATAAAAATAAGGGGAGATTTTTAGGGATGCCTTCGGATAAAGAATTCAAAGCTGTCGTGGATCAATTACGTTTATTAAGAGATCGGAATTTGACTATTCAAGATTTAAAAAATGCAAAACAACAACTTCATGAAAAAAATTATTTTAATTTAATAAATGGTTTTGAAACCCTTTTATTAGATAACCCTAAAGGTACATCTAAATACTATACTAATGTTTTCTTTGACGACTTTTTAAATCTTTATAAACTTGATAATCAACTTTCAAGTTTAATATTCCAAAAAATTTCGGAACTTGAAAACAAATTAAAGACTTCTATATCTTATCATTTTAGTAAAAATCATTGCTCTACTTTATGTGATAATAATAAATACATTGAACTTACTAGTTATTCTCTTCCTAAAAGAACAGATGGACCTAAAGAATATACTAAACATTTTAATAAACATAAACTTTTTAAAAAAAACGCTTATTTTGAAGGCATTTTTAGTGGCGATTTTTCTGGACAAGTGACTTATGATTCCGCCCGTGGTGGGAAAACTATACTCGAAGGAACATTTACAGGCAGATTTGGATCTACATCAATAAATACAGTCCAAGGTAAGTGCACTTTTTTTAATTCGAATCAAGCATCATTAGTAACACTTATTCGTTCACTTGCCCCTTCATCAGGAACATCTATTACTACAACAATAACCATTAGGGATGAAAGAATATATGGTTTAAATTATATCGATGAATGCAAAACTAGATTTCCATTTATAAATGAATATAATAACCCTCCATTTTGGGTTGTTATTAAAACCCTAATGTTTAATGATTTAATTCTTTTACTTTATGGACTAAAGAAACGTACTTTTGATGCTATTTTAAGGGATTTTAACCTAAAACCCATAGACAAAAAGAAATTTCTAAATTCTTTGCAAATCATTAGAGAATTACGTAATACGTGTGCACATTTCGAATTGGTTAATCGTTTCAGAACATCAAGTTCTTTAAAAATTAATCAGCATTTAATTTCCGAATTAGGTCTTACACCTATGAGAGCAAATAAATTCGTCCTTAAGTTATATGATGTTTTAAAAATCTTAAAACAATACATTGATTTAACGGAAATTAAATTATTATTATGGAAATATCGTTATGAAGAAAAGCGTGATATTGCAATTTCTTTATTAGATAGAATGGGAAACTCTAATATTTTTTACTGGATATAAATTAAACATTAAGTTATTGACCTTTTTTCGTATATATGTTATATTTATTTCATAAAATAACGTATAGCCAAGACGGCGTGTCAAGCTATCGCAGCTTGCTAAAAGTCCAAAAAAACACTATTCATTAGAATAGTGTTTTTTTGTTACATTTTATTAAACATTAAGTTCACAGCTTTTTCAAATTCATCATTTTCAAAAATAAATTAATTCATTTTCTTAATAATAAATTATACAACTTTATTTCAAACTAACATTTTTATTAAAATTCTATTCCAGTTCAATAAATTCATTAAATTCTTTTTCTAATGTTTTTAATACTTCATATGTAATTTGTCTCATTGTAAACAAATGAGGATTAGTAATTGGCTCAGGATTCCCATCATTTCTTTGAAACGTCTCTCCTGTAGAAATCCCTCTAGTCAAATGGAAATAAGAATCACGAAGTTTGCTACCAACATGAGCACCTCCGTCTCGATTTGCAAGCTCTGTAACAATACTTTTTCTTGTAAATGTGTTACCATATCCATTTGTTAATATCACTTGTTCCTCCCACCATTCCTTAAATGGAATGTATTTCTCTTCATTCTCATTCAAGTACGGTATCAGTGTAACCCCATCAATGCTAACCTCTTCATAATACATTGGTTTACTCAGTGGCATAATACAAATAGACCCATCCTCTTGAACCATGTCATGTTTAAATGACGAGTCACAAAAATGTATATCTTTTCGGTCTAGATGTTTTAACAATGATGTTGATTGATTTGTATCATGTAAAAGAACCCTAACAGTTGTTGCCATTCTTTTGGCCTCATGATATTTTTGCTTTTTATCAAATACATCAACAGAAGTAATTAAAAAATCATATGCTTCAATTAGATTCTCCATAAAATCTTCCTTTTTCAACTTCATAAACATATCCCCCCTTTATGTAAAAATAGCTCTTACTATATCATACACGATACCCAATCCAATTTTCATTTAATGATTTTAAAAAGCTTAATAAAATCCATTTCCTAAGTACCCTTTTGAAACACAATCACTTCAATTAAACTCATAACAAATCTTTTCATTTGTCTTTTTTTCAAATCTTCTCTACCTTTCCCCATAATTGAACTGATTAACTGCAAGAGCTGCGGTTCAAGAAATTCAGTTGAAGGAAATGTAATTACAGTAGATCACAATTACTTTGTTATGGAAAATAAACAATCAAATGAAACAATAAATGTAAAATATGACTTTAAATCTACTGTAAAAGTTGGAGAGTAAATAAAAGTAGCTAGTAACAGTCCAATGTTACAAAATGCATTCCAAAATTTCGCGATACCAAGCTTTATTGAACATTTAGATTTAGTTCTGGGAAATTATAAAGATTTTGTGTCTGGGCATGTAGGTACGTTATATCAAAAATCTTTGGGGATAGTTCTGTTGACTTAAATTGTCGAGTGGCCCTCAAAAGTAGTAATCGTTGCCATGCCCCTTCTTGAGTTAGTAAGTTATATGAATTTTCTTATTGATTTACTTGTTAAAATACGACATGATAATAAATGAAATTAATAAATTAAATCGATTGGGAGATGGTATTTATTATGGTTAAATATGGATATGGCGGTTCTGAAGAAGCTTTATATCTACAAGCTTATGATTTAGCTGAGTCAGGTCATCCTACATTATTATTTAGTTTTGAGTCGGCTACGATTAAGTTAGTGAAAATACTTATGTCGCACAAACTGAAGATTGAAATAGACGATCTTGATCTAACTGATGATGCTTTAGTTGACAGGTTTACACAACGTACAGAAGCGTTACAAGCTCCATTCAGATATGTAGATGAAGTAAGCTTGTCACTGCAGGAAATCAGTGACATAATTTCAAAAAACAAAGCATCCCATAAAATTACTCATGTTGTCTTTGATCGTGTGAACCCGCAAGACAGCAATGCAATAAATCAACTTGGTTTGAAGCTTAATGTAATTATTAAATACTAATTAATATCGATGATCCAGACAGACGATTGAAAGTTGCGATTGCAGTACTGGAATTAAACAACAAATAAAAACAGTTCCAATTAGAGAAAGACACCTTAGGGTGTCTTTTTTTAGTGGACAAACCAATATAAATTGTATTATAAAAATAATAGGATAAAAAGAAAGGTAAGTGAACATCATAATTAATTTTGAACCATTTAACCCAACTATAAATGACATAGCGATCAAACTTGCTATGGTATTGTTTATACCGTTATTCTTAGCATTGATTGTCAAAGTGATACTTATGAAATTTATGAAAGAATCGATTGCTGGCAGACTAGCATATCTATCTTGTTTGTTTTTTATGTACTATGTATTTAAATTTGTTACAGAGTAGAAATGCACCATATAGTGTCTTTTCTTTATTAAACATACGTTATATCATTTCAAATAAATAGATTTATATTAGAAAGGAATATATTATGGATTTTCAAGTAAATATACCAAGCCCCTTCCAAGCAATTCCTGAGAGTGCAGTGATTATTTTCTGGATTTTTATCTTGTTAGGTGCAGCACTATTAATTTTCTCAAATTGGATACAAGGTGTAATTCCTTATCAAACTAGACAATACATTAAAATTGGTTTTATGATACTGACACTTGTATTTATCATACTAGCAATTATAAAACCTGAATATATTACAGCTTTATTTTAAAAGTAGTTATGAGGATATTCTTTCCTTAATCAAATTACGGCTTTAAGGTTATATAAAAAGAGTAGTAAAATTAAAATACTACTCTTTAAAAATCCATATAATAGGGGGGATTACAGATGAAAGGGAATAATTTAAATTGGACTGATATGTTTCAATAATCGTTCCATATGTTAATAAAGTTTCTTTCATCCTTAGATTAGATAGCCTCTCGAAATATTAAGTCACATTTACTTAATAACTTCATTAAGCCATTCGGGTTTGATTTGTTCACCTTGAACCAACCGTAACTCCCTAAACAAAAAAACTAAATCCGCCCCTGAAAATAGCTTTACAGGATATCCATCCTGATATACTTCCTCCTGAGCCTGTTTTGTATAATATGAAGTTGTAACAAAGATACCATATTGTCCACGAGATAACCGTGCCACTAAGCGTGATAGGTGCCTTGGCTCAACCCTAGTTTTCCTGTCAAATCTTTTTGCTTCCCCCAGAAAATTTATATCATAGGCCAAGGGATATGGTAAGCTAAAATGCCCTATAAAATCGAATCCCCCATCTTTAGTCGGCCTTGTTTGCGTAATAGAGTGAGTTACATCTTTTAACTGTCGAAATAAAGCTACCGTTACTGCTTCAAATTGTATTGGAGATAGCGAAACTAACTGTTCCAATATTTTAGCATCTGGACTTCCTTCTTTGGGTAATTGACTATCTAGAGTTCTTATTTTATTTTTCCATACATGCAATTTGTTTATTTTGCCATTTTTGTATTCTCTCCATGAAGAAGGTGCATCCTCATCTATAACTTTGATCTCCTCAAAATCATTTGCTCTTGCTCGATTATGTAACCAAGTAATATCTACTTCTTCAATATCAAGTATTGATAGGTGACATCTATAATTTTTTATTGGTAAACCACTTTTATTATCTACAAACCAAGTAAGTTCAAGTTTATCTAATATACAAAGTCCATTAAACCTAACAATTCCCGTCCTTGTTTTTGAAAAATGTAGTATTGGGGGGACATGCTTAAAATTACCATCTAATATTAAATGATTGATAACTTCAAGCGTTTTATTTCCTTCAAAGTCATCATATCTCTTTTCATAATTGAATTTTGCATCACCCCAATATAAAATTTCTCCCTCAGATAAATCTACAATATCATGCCAGGGATTACTTTCCCCCGAGTTTGTATCACTTGTCACCAATATTAGATATGCAGGTGCATCACTAAATCGGGATACATATTTTAAAGGGCGAATCCCTGGCGAATTTCTCATACCACTGTTCTTTATGTTTATCCAACGTGAAAACTGGTCTTCTTCATTACGGGTTGAAGCTTTATCTATGTATTCATGTCCTAACCTATATAAGTTTCCCAACATAATTGCCCCCATTGACGAGTTATTCTTTTTATAAGACTATCTTTATTAAAAAAACAAGATTAAAAACTCCTTATATTTTAACAGGAAAATCACACCATAATAATATTGTTTTTTTTAAATATAAAAAGTAAAGCATCTTTTAAATACTAACCTCATAAAAACTGTATACCGCGTACCTACAATCCCCCACCGCAGCGATACGAATTTAAGAACCGATTTCTTCCCCCAAAACGATAAGAATGAACTTCGGTGTTATTAAAACACCAAATTTCCGTTTAGGTGTACTTTAAAATTTTAGCTTGATAGGTATTTCTGTACCCCACTAACAACCCAAACTAAATAGATATAGTAATTACTTGATTAATGTAAGGTTGTATAGTTAATTTGAATTTAAATAAAAAACCAAAACCCTATTAAATCCACAACAAACGTTGATTTAATAGGGTTTTGGTTTAAAAATAAAATCAGCAAAAAAAATAACCTATTGCATTTAATATACCTACATTGTATACTGAGTTCATCAAGTTGATACACAAAAAAACTTGTTTTTAACAATAGACTTCCATCGAAAAGTCTATAACAACAACACCTTCATACACTGCCATGTATGTGAGTTGGTGTTGCACACAAATATTAGGAGGTAACATTAAAATGCAATTATATCAAAATGAAGAATTAAGAAGCAAGAAAATAGGACTTGTGCTACAACCATTAGGTCAACAAGGCAATGAAGAACTTACAATACTTAAAGCAGTTCATTTAGACGATATAGCCGAGGCTTTAACAGATGTACAATATACATATTTAGAAAAAATGTTCCCAAATAAGAAATTTCTAATTTGGGGAGTACACGATCGCGGAATTACAGCTAGTCGGTATAATCTAATTGAAAATTATTTTCACGTTCTTTTTTATAAGCAACGTAATTATTTTTTACGTGCAAAAATAGCTTGTAAGTTCCATAATCCAAAAGTAGCAAGCACTCTCTGGGAAAAAGAGCAGGATGAAAAAGGTCGCAATTTTAACAACTTATATTTTTGCCCTGTTGAATCATTAGAGAATATCAATTTATCTGTATTTGAAGTGAATGAAGTATTAGAATCAAAGCAAGATAGATTATATGGTATGAAAGTTTGTGTTGATGAAGAAGCAACGGCTTTATTGAAATTACTATAAATATACAAAATCGTGACCAAGGACCTAATTCTCTGGTCACGATTTTATACTAGAAGTACTAAAAGGAGCAATTTAAATGACAGAAATAATGACAGGCTTACGTTATTTAATGAATGTCAAAGGGCAAAAAAATAAAGATATTGCGAAGATCCTTGGCATCTCTACCCAAGCAGTTTCACTATGGACAAAGAAAGGCACTATTCCCAATAAACATTTAGAAAGACTCGCAAATCACTATAAAGTATCCCAAGAGTATTTAGTAAATCCACTCACTGCTGATACAATTAGTGTCATTGAAAAAGATGCAACGCCAATGATGCAAATTGTCCATAATGGACTTAACATGTATGGAGATTTTAATGTTGTGCTGCAGCCAACCAGTGATAAAATAGCGCGTACAAATTATGAGAATACAGTTCGTAAACTGCGAAATATTGAGGAATTTTCTGAGTATGTGAAAATAAACGAGCTAACTGATTTGCATACGATCTTTCCAGAAGGACAATGCGCCGTTTGGGGTGTAAAGTCGGGTACCAATGACACAACAAAAAAGCAATACAATAAACTAAATCTCGGTGATTTCGTACTATTTTATCAAGATAAACATTTTTATAACCGTGCAATTGTAGCATATAAAATACATTCACCTAAACTAAGTGAATATTTATGGGAAACCTCTATTTTTGAACACATATACTTTCTACAGGATGTTCAACCATATAACTTATCCGTTGTACGATTTAATGAAATTGTATATGGAAAATCAGAAGATTTCCCAGTAATGGCATTCCGCGTTTTAAACCGTGAACAAAGTTTACAGATTATTGATGCATTTGATATTGAAGCTGATTATTCTCCAACTAAATTAACTGACAGAAAACAATCTCGTGAAGATATTTTGAAAGCACTGTTAAATTTAGAAAATAATAAAGAACTTGACCGTGATACAAAACGAAAATATCGCATTGAACAAAGTTTATTACGTGAATTTTTATTTAATGGAAAAGAAGAAGTTACATGTGCCTGCTGCCAAACAAAACTTTCACCAGAATTTTTTGCAACAGCTCATATTAAAAAACGCTCACACTGTTCAACAGAAGAAAAACTAGATGTCAATGTTGTAATGCCTCTTTGCTACTTAGGATGCGACATGCTGTTTGAAAAAGGTCTACTTGTCGTCAATTCACATGGTCATTTCCAACGTACTGATGTAATAAATAAAAAGGTTACCTATGAAGGACGTTTAGGCACATTGCTTGCAAAGTATGACCAAAGACCTTGTTCTTATTGGAACAAAGAAACAGCCCAATATTATCAGTGGCATTACAAACACCATATAATGAAATAAAAAAGCTACAATAAGTCTTTGTATAAAAGATGAAGCCAAATCATGCAATAAGCATTAGCGGACATTAAAAATAATAAAAAACAGAATAATTGAAGCGATAAAATAATATTTGGATTGGCATCCGATACCATATTATGATGGTTCAAGTCGCAGGAAGGCACCTTAGGGTGTCTTTTCTTTTTTCTTAAAAGGGGCTTTCCAGCACTTCGGAAAAAAAGCACGCTAAGAGTATGCATGATTTTATACAGTTTTTCAGCTAATCCAGTAACAAACGAGAACTCTAAATCCGCGCCAGGATAGGAATGTATAAAAAAATGAATAGAGTGAAAAGGCGGATTCCTTGTGAAATTAGGGATCTGCCTTTTTCCTTGCTACCAATAATGAGACGTTATGTTAACCGAGTATGTATACAATATTCAACCGAAAACAAACAACATATCACCTCTCTCAAATGGTAAAATAGGGAAAAGGGATATTCTAAATAATACCTTTAGAAACCACTCTTTATCACATAGGAGTTACCAAAAAAAGAGATGAAAAAGAAAAAAAGTAAAGGGGGGGCATAAGTGAAATATATTAATGGATTGTACATATCACTTATATTGATGATGTTCATTAATTTACTTAATATTACAATGTTTGATAATAAATACTCAGGGATAACAATGTATATCTCTTCCGTTATATTCACAATTGGAAGCGCATTTTTCATAAATGCAAAACGGCTTAAAATTAGTGAGAAAAAATAAAACCTCTTGCAACTCAAAATCACTTAAGTCCTCCAGTTAAACAATCTGAAGGACTTTTAATAGTTTTCTAAATACATTGAGTCCCGATAATGTTGCGTTATGTTAACCTTACATGAATATCCTATGCATCCAAATTTGCACAAAGTTGTCCTTGCTAATGATACAATTAGGATAACGGAGGGATATTATGAGTTATATCGAATTTTATGGAATACCGTTTCTTATAATCGGTACTGGAATATTCGTAATTATCAAGGCTGATTCACCCAAAATTAGGGCTAGAAATCTATCATTCGTAATGATCTGTTTAGGGATAAATATACTCGCAATTCCAATGGATTTATTTATAAGTATGATGGCAACAGTTTCTCCATATAGTACTGAACTTGATTTTTGGATAGGAATTTTTTTTACTCAGGGAATACCGCTCCTCATACTACTTGTAGCTTTGATAAAGTGGTTTATCCGCAAGGGCAAAGAAAAAATCGACACATAGAATTTTAAAATGACTTCCACTAACGATAATTATGTAAATAAGCTGTCCATATGGGCAGCTTATTGTATTTTCTGCTTAGCGTGTTTTTCCATCTCTCCTTATTAATCTAGGCAGAATAATATTTATAACAATAATAGGTAGTAGGTACTCTTAGGTAGATGGCGATATGATGATACCCCTCAATGAACAAAACAATTTAACATGGTAAAATAATATTCGGCTTGGCATCCAATACATATTATTAAAATTAAGATGGTTCAAGTCGGAGGAAGGCACCTTAGGGTGTCTTTTTTCGGTAATTATATTAATCATTTGTAATGCATTCAAAGAGTTTATAAGAAGCTTGATGGACGTCAACAAGGGCGATTCGCTAAACAATTAGCTTTATATGTCAAAATGTTACGTGATAACAAAAACATACTGTGATTTTACTTTATAAGAAATTTTTTCAATGAATAACGGTAAAATTTAACAATATTTTACCGTTTATACCAGTGGGGGCTACGGCTCTCTATTTTTTATTTTCGTTCGACAAAATATGACAAACTTGTTGTAACTGTTTCTGTTATGATAGTTTCGGAAATCTTACATTTTATCATTGGAGGAACTACATAATGGGTAAAATTTTTAAGTTTGGGTGTTTAGGATTTATTGCTTTAATCGTACTTGGTGCTATTGCGGCGGCATTAGGTGGCGGAGACGACGAGAAAGAAAAAGCTTCTTCTGAGCCAAAGCAAGAAACACAAGCGCCAGCTGCTAAAGAAGAGCCTAAGAAGCAAGAGGCTAAGAAAGAAGAACCTAAAAAGGAACTTTCTAAAGCAGGCGAGTCTTCTAAAGTTAAAATCGCTGTAGGTTCTGTTGAATCAATTGATTCAGTAGGTGGAGAATATTTAAAAGAAAAAGCACAAGGCGTGTTTAAAGTAGTCGAAATTACTATTACAAACAATCAAAAAGATGCTATCACTGTTGATGCTAACAGTTTTAAATTAGTTGATAATAAAGATCGTGAATTTACTTACTCTACACAAGCTCAAACTGCTTTCGATGTAGGTAATGGTGGAAGTTCTGATTTCTTCTTAAAACAACTTAACCCTGGTTTATCTCAAACAGGAAAAATCATCTTCGATGTTCCTGCTGACGCACAGGGATTAGTGTTAAAAGCTCGTGGCGGTATGATGGGTAAAGAAATTAAGTTAAAAGTAGAATAGTTGAAGGCACTCGAAAGAGTGCTTTTCTTTTTTCTCAATGCCCAGCATTACTTAATGTGGGAAAATAATATTTGGATGGGAGTCCACCAATACATATTATTAAAATTAAAGTGGTTCAAGTCGGAGAAAGGCACCTTTAGGTGTCTTTTCTTTATGAATAAGAGGTACAGCAGAAATAATAGATCATAGGACAGAAATCTAGTCTAAAACTTCTAAACTATCTTTTTATTTCCTTTCGACATAATATGACAATATAAAGATATTTAATTTGTTATTATTAACGTGGCAATCTTACATTTTACATAATTGGAGGAACAAACGTGGGAAAAATATTTAAGTTTGGATGCCTAGGCATTATAGCTTTATTTGTAATCGGAATAATTGCTATGATTGCTGGTGGCGGAGATTTAACAGAAAAGACTTCAACAGACACTAAAGCGGTATCAAAAGAAGGTGTATCTTCTGATGTAAAAATCGCTGTAGGATCTATGGAAACAGTAGATTCTGTAGGTAATGAATACTCAAAAGAACAAGCACAAGGTGTCTTTAAGATTTTAGAAGTTACACTTACTAATAATCAAAAAGACGCTATCACCGTTGATACTAACAGCTTTAAATTGGTAGATAACAAAGGTCGTGAATTCACATCTTCAGTACAAGGTCAAACATCTTTTGACTTAGCTAACGGTGGAAAAACTGACTTCTTCTTAAAACAATTGAATCCTGGTCTAACACAGACAGGTAAAATTGTATTTGATATACCCAAAGATGCTGCAGGACTTTTCTTAAAAGCTAGTGGCGGTATGACAGGTGAAGAAATTAAGTTAAAAGTAGAATAGTTAAAGGCACTCGAAAGAGTGCTTTTCTTTTTTTTCAATGGCCAATATTAATTAACATGGTAAAATAATATTTGGATGGGAGTCCAATACATATTATTAAAATTAAAGTGGTTCAAGTCGGAGGAAGGCACCTTTGGGTGTCTTTTCTTTATGGGGAATCAGTTTAAAAACTAAAAGTAAAAGAACCTCAATAAATGAGGTTCGAAAAATCTACTATTTTAAATTACCTTCGTAAAAAGCAACTCCATTTTGAACATGTTTTAAATACCACGTAATCGTTCCGCCACAAACATTTTCATTAAAACTATTAGCATATACTCCATTTGAGTGATAAAGAGTTCTTTTGAATTTACCATTAGAATACTCATAAGGAATTGAACATGTTGCTTGCTTCGGAGAGCTCACATCTTTTTGCGTATCAGCTGAAGCTGCCCCAATTCCTCCTGTTAATGCAATACCAGTTGCTAATGCTCCTACTACTAATTTCTTAAACATAATAAATCCCCCTTTAATAGTTTTTATAGATTACAGCTTAACTGCATCACATTTGTAATTATGTAAATATTTTGAATCTATAGAAATATTTATTTAATTTTTGGTAATATTAGGATTATTTTTTATCAAACGGAAAATAGAGGTGGTTATAAGATTATGTAACAATGCATAATAAATCAATCAGATATTATGATATACTCACAAAGAACTGATACAAAATTTCTTTAGATTGGAAAACTAAAGTCTTATCTACCTAAAAGGAAGGCGCCTAATGGCGTCTTTTTTTTATTTTCAAAAGGACTTGCTCAATTCATGCGTAAAAACATACAGTAAATTGAATCCGTTAAAATACATGAGTGAACCCTTGTTTTCCCCTCCGATTTAAAGGAGGAACTATTATGGGATTTGGTGGTAGTTGCGGCGGCGGCTGTGGCTTTGCTGGAGGATTTGCTTTATTAGTTGTATTGTTTATATTATTAATCATTGTTGGAGCTTCTTGCTTCTGCTAAAAAACTATTGGAAAAGGCACTCTTATATGGGTGTCTTTTCTTTATTTCCAAAAGGGGTATCGAGGGACTAACCTTTTCTAATTTGAAAGTAAATTTTTGAATATAAATTCAAATAAAAAAGCTTGGGTTCTAATACTTCTTACCCCATAAATAATTTAGTTTTCTTCCAATCATTGACTTGAGATTCACTACTAATAGAACTAATTATTTTTTAAATCCTTTTATATTAAATTTGTTATTTCTTAATATTCAGTTAAATATTTATAAATAAATTAAAATGTTAGAAAATACAAATAATATGTTATTCTTATTTATGTAATATTCATTCCAAAAAAGGGGGATTTTTCATGTTTAAGAAAGTAATAATTGGAACATTAGCAACTGGAATTATGTTATCTGGTGCTGGAGGAGTATTTGCGGAGACACCTACTGATACAAGTGTAAAATTAAAAATTGATAATAAAAAAAGTTTTGTTAAAAAACTTGAAAAACAAGACTTTCCTGGTTACAAGTCAAAAAAGGAAATACCCGCTGTAAAAGAGTGGAATGGAGTGACTTGGTATTTAAAAGGAGCAACTGAAGTAAGTAAAAATTCATGGACAGGACATTATGAAGGATGGCGAACAAGTAATAATTAAGAAACTTTAATTAAGTTTTCAAAGAAAATAAATAAAAAGAAGGCCGAACTAGATTGTTATTCTAGTTCGGTCTTCTTTTTATTTTAAATTCATTAATAATTAATTTTTTCATATCACTATAAAATACCATTATTAACATCCCTAATATAGTTATAATTAAAGAAATTCCTTCAATGCCATTTTTCAAAATTAAGATGGTTCAAGTCACGGGAAGGCACCTTAGGGTGTCTTTTTTTCTACCTAAAACTATTTAATTATTATATAATGATAACATTATATTTCAGGAGGAACATAAATGAACAAGAAACTAATCATTGGCATTATCGCCGTAATAGTTGTTATCATTGCTTCCGTATCTATTTTTAAGGATTCCAAATCAGAAGATATGAAACCTAAGTATTCACAAAAAGATATGGATAAAGTTATCGATAAACACTTTAATGAACAACAAGAATTAAAAACACAAATCAAAGAGTTGAAATCTAAAGTAGACTCCTATGAAAAAGAGCAAACTAGGTCACTTCAAAAAACTACACAGCCGAATCAAGAAACACCTAAACCGCAAGAACAACCAGAACAAGAACAGCCTAAAAGTGATCCGCCAACTACAACTGAGTATACTCTTCAACAATTAAAAGAGGCATTCCCAGTTGGCATGGAATTTAATCAATATGTAGAGAAGAAAAAAACGATGAATGTAGATCATCCTTTTAGTATTTCTCTAAAAAAAGGCAATGTTGGAAGTGTTATTCAAGCTAAAGATGGATTATTAGTAGTATGTGTTGATGGTAACAAAATATTTGACCTGAAAACATTT